CGACTCGCCGATCAGCGCGCGCTCGTCGGTGGTCGGGTAGCGCTGGCGCACCTGCGGCATCAGTTCATCGCGCAGGAACGTGCGGTAAGCCGCCGAGCCACCGATGCGCGGCGCGATCTTCTGGTCCTGCGGATCCTTGCTGGGGCCGGTCATGTCGCGGCGGCGTTCGGTGTTCTCGATGCCGACCAGCAGGAACGGACGCATGCTGCCGTTGGCGCTCAGTACCTGCACCAGCCCGGCCACATGCAGGAAGTCCTCGCCGATACCACCGTCGGGCATGTAGAGCACCGGCAGCGGCGTCTTCGGGTCCAGGCCCCACGGCTGCGGGCGGTAGACGTTGATGCGGCGCGTTTCGCCCAGCGCCTTCGACTGTACGGTGAAGGTCTCGCCAATGACCAACGGGGTTGCGGCGGCGGCCTGTGCGGACGGCGCCGGTTCGGCGGCCATCAGCGGCGTGGCGGAGACGGCGGACAACAACAGCGACAGCACGATCAGGCGCATGGGCGGCCCATCCTGGGAAAGATGGCCGAGCATAGCGCTCCGCCAGAGGGATCGGCGGCTTCGGCACGCTCAACACCCCTGCCAGATGCGTAGAGTCCGCACCCTGCGTGGATGGATCACTGTAGAGCCGAGCCCACGCTCGGCTAAGCACCCCACGCGAGGCGCAGCCGAGCATGGCACGGCTCTACAGGGAGCCTGCACGGATATGTCGCGTTCGCACCGCAATTTTGCCGCGTGACGCGCTCGCGCCGCTGCTACGGATCATGAAAGTGCAGCCCGCTTTACACGCGCCGGTTCACAGCAAATGCGCCACCCGATGCGGTTCGCGCCATTCCACAACGCGATTCGCCAGGCCACCAGAACGGATACGTCGCGTCCTGCCGCTCGCTGCATTCGGAACCTCTGTGACAATAGTGTCGCGCTGCGGTTGGCAGAAATTTTTTCCCACATTTCATATTGAAATCCGCGCGCGGGCGTAACCAATATGCAGCGCCACCGACAACGGGTGGCACCGGGCCTGCAAGCCCGTAATGACATTCACGCTGTTGTTTGCGCTCACCCGTCGGCACCGTCTCCGGACCGTGCCGGCGGGTGATCCGTCGGCCTTTATGGCGGGCGGTGCGTGGGGGTTTTCGGACCCGCCGGTTACTGCGTGATGTCTCCCGGCTTGCAGCCATGCACCGTCCGCCACCCGTCCTGCACGGTGGCGCTACTGCCCAAGAGCCGAGGAACCCGAGATGACCCGACGTCCGCCCCAAGCGCCCTACTGCACCCCCGACAGCGTCAATGACGATGACAACCCCGCACCGGATCTCAGCACGTTCTGGGGATGCCTCAAGCGCATCCGCGATGGCGACGGCGCCGACGGCCTGCCCTGGCCGGAAACCGACCTGCCGCCCGGCCGTGATCAGGCGATGGCACGCGCGGAGCGTGCCGCCGTTGGCATGCTGACCGTGGCGGAAATGCTGCACGCCGCCGAACGCTGCCGGTCGATCGCCACGCCCGACCGCCATCTGGATGAAGGGGTGATCGATGGGTTGTTCTTCGCCTGCCGCGGGCTGGCGGAACTGGTGTGCCGGGATATCCGCCCGGCGTAGCCGCCGTTGCACCCCGAACCGGTCCATACTTGGGCCGGACGGGTCGCCAGTCCCTTCGAAACCTACAAGGAGGTTTACATGTTGAATGCCGTGCTCATCGCCGCGCTGGCCGCCAGCCCGGCCGCGCCAGTACCGTATGCCGACTGCCTCCTCGGCAACATCCAGCCCGGGCTGTCTGATCGTGCCGTGCAACTGGTGCAGGAGGCCTGTGCTGCAAAGCATCCGGAGAGCTTCGCCGCAGCGATGGAACTGGAACGCAGAACCAGTCTGCAGAGGCTCACCTACTTCGAGGCGGCAAGAGCGGAGGCGGCACGTTCTGCGAATGCGGCAGCAACAGCCGCACAGGAGGCTGCCGACGCGGCGGCGGAACGCGAGGCGGCGAGGGTCAAGAATGCCAAGCCACAGTAGGCGCACCCTCGCAGCCTCTGTTGCGCTTTTCATGCTGGCATTACCTGTGCTCGCTCAGTCCCCTGCGCAGAAGCACGGACCTCCCGTTCCCCCAGCGGAGGCCTACCGGTGGATCCATCTGAGTGGGGGCGTCGAGTACGCCAGCAGACGTGGCATGACGATGAACCTTTGGACCGCTACTGCAGACAAGGGAGAGTCAACGGATACGTTCATGGCCCGCGTTGGCCGTGAAGCACTGCTGGTTCTGGGGCCATCGCAGGCTGTGATCTGTGGCCAACTGGTGAGCACCGCTGGGCAGGACAGCATCCAGCTCAAGACGACCAACAAGGCCGCCGATTGCCGGGCTTCCGCTTCGAAGCTTCCCTACGTGTTTGTCAGTCGATCTGAGCAGGGAGCCGAAAGAGTGGCATCGTTCCAGAGTGAGCTGCCTGGTGCGCGGTACACGGTAGAGCCGGCTGGAATCGAGTTCAGAAACGGCACAACTACCAGGCTGGTCGCAAACTACCTGGAGAAGTAGCAGAATGGCCTGCAGTTAATTTGCCGCGATCCCGATCAGCCACCTGCGCGCGGGCCCGCGACGGCACGGTGGTGCCCTATGTGCCTGCTGCCCGCCCTGCGGTGAGGAACAGCTTCAGTGTGGCGTTCCTCCATGGCGCGGCGTTCGCGTCCACTCCGAACGAGCGTCTGGACTTCACCTACACCAAGGTGGTGTCGGGACCGGTGCGGGTCGACGGCCGAAGAAGTCCAACTGGATGAGGGGCGTTGGAGCGCTGACCCGGTTCGGCCTCCATGATGCCGAACAGCCACAGATTCCGCTGCTACAGGGACAGACCATCGGAAGCGCGCCGGCATCGTCGATGGCATTGGCTGCGAAGACCGGACGGGTTGGCCCATGCTCTGGACTTGTGCTGTCAGGGCCTGCCGTTGAGCCACTCCCGGCAACCGACCACACGGCTTGTCGAGATGATGACGGCGATCGAGTCCAGCCACACCGACGAACCACGCTGCCTCCCTCACCGCGGGCAAGGTGGTTCGTCCGGCGCCACCATCAGGGTAACCACGCGCACGTGATTGGAAGGGCCAACGCCTGCTGATATTGCAGGTGCCATGCAGGCACCCAATGCAAAAAGCACCGGAAGCCGGTGCCTTGGGAATGACGCAGATCATTGAGTGCGATGGTGGGCCGTGAAGGATTCGAACCTTCGACCAAAAGATTAAAAGTCTGACGAAGAACCATTGCGGAACAAGGCTTTCACCATCATTTCCGCTCCGCAACACAATCTGCAACGGCGCCCTGGAACCCTTGTGTGGCTTGGCGCCGTTTCTCGTTGCGGAGCGCCATGGGACCGGTCAGACACCCCGCTGCATCTGCTGCAGCCCTGCCCTCACCCACGCCTTGCGCGCGTCCTTCGGGCGGGGCTTGGTCTCTGCCGGCAGCTTGCGCGGCCCCAGCGCTGCCTTGACCCGATCGACCTCCTTCGCTCCGGCCTCAGCCAGGCGCCGAGCCTGTTGCTGCTGCTCGCGCGTCGGCGGCAGGCCGGGCAGTGGTGGCGGCGGCTGGATCGGGGTGCTGTCGGTCAGCCGGGCGACGGCCTCGCGCAGGGGCAGATAGGGATAGAGCCTGGCTGCGCACCAGCGCTCTGCGTAGCGCTTCGCCTGACGGACGTTGGCCGCTCGCGCTTCCTTGGTCTGCCACATCTTCTGGCCTTCCATCCACAGCCGGACGCCGGGACCGCCATCGAACGTGACGTTCGCCGTCTCGCGCCCGTTGTACCAAAGCGCCCAGCGCTCACCAGTCTGGACCCAGCCAGAGGGGATCGGGGCGGTTCGGAAGCCTTGGTAGCCGTGCGAGGGAAGCATGGCCGGAAGGATACGGCCGGCCGTCGCAGATCCTGCGAACGGCGCGGCCACCTCCATGAACCGTTCGGGATCACATGCCGGCCACGGCCGGCAGCGCTACCCTCCGGCCATGTGCGGCCGATTCGTCCAGCTCCCCGTGATCGACTTCGGCCAGCCGGGGCTGGCTGACCTTGCCCCCGGCGTGGCCGAGATCCAGCCCAGCTACAACTTGGCGCCGACGCAGCGCGCTTCGGTGATCCTTGACCGCGGCGAAGGCCGGCAGGTGACCCGCCTGGCATGGGGCCTGCTGCCGTTCTGGGCCAAGGCCAAGGGCCTGCAGGGCTCGACCATCAACGCCCGCATCGAGACAGTGGCCACCAAGCCGGCATTCCGCTCAGCGTTCAAGAAGCGCCGGTGCGTGATCCCCATGGCCGGCTACTACGAGTGGTCGGTCAGCCCCGAGGACGGGAAGAAGGATCCGTGGTTCATCCACGCCGCCGGGCCGCTGCTGGCCGCCGGGCTCTGGGAAGACACCAGCCCGCTGCTGCCGGACGGCAACCTGGGCACCTTCACCATCATCACCGGCGACAGCAGCGGCGTCTCGGCCGACATCCACGACCGCATGCCGGTGTGGCTGCAGACCGGCCAGATCGATGAGTGGATGGCGGCCGGCCCGGACGACGCCATGGCCATGCTGTTGGCCAGCGAGCCGCCTCCCAGGGAGGCCTACCGCGTCAGCCGCTCGGTCAACACGCCGCGGAACAACCGCGAGGATCTGTTGACGCAGGTGGCTTAGCGGCAACTAGCCCGCATGGATTAGACTCCGCGAGCCTCGCAACCAAGGAATGGAGCCATGAGCGAACTACTCGACGTAACCTTCGACCTCCTGTTCACCCAGGACACCATCGATCGCTTGCAAGGAATCCCAGTATCCCTTCCCGGCCTGTTGCCAGTGGACGGCCTCACGCCCAATGCAGGCGATCTCGTAGATCTCGATGTGGGTGGAGAACAGCTCCCCTTCCAAGTACGTGCCCGACGTTTCCGATGGAAGACCGAAAGCCACCTCGTAGTTCAACTGACAATGAAATTGCCCGAAGAGGTCTCTATTCCGGGTTCAATCCAGAACTCGAGGAAGACCGCGACAGCTCGCGCCAACTAGTAGCTAGCGGTGCCAAATAGGCGGCGAACACCGGCGAAGGGATTCCCGCCGCCGACGATGGGCTGCATGGTCACCAGATCAAGTGCTGCGACCGTGAGCTGATTGCGAGCGGAATTGAAGCGCCCCACGATGCCAGGATACTGTTCATCCCAAGTGCCTCCAGCCAATCCGATCATAGGATTCGCCCAGATCCAAGGGTTGTTCTGACCCTTCGTGAGCGCGAACGTCTTTGGCCATCCTTGACTGTCGGGATCATCGAATGCCTGCGTGATCCTAAGCTGTCGATATGCTGAGGCAAAAACGGGGTTGCCTCCCGCGTCAAATACATCCAACCCGTAAGGCGATCCTCCTGACCCAATAGCGACACGGGTTGACAGGACGGCCCACTCGAATGGGCATTGCCCCCACAACTGCACAGCCCCGTTTGGACGGGCTGGAAAACTGCCTACCTCCGGATGAGGGGCGTTTACAAAGCAGCCCCCGAGGTACTGACCCGTGGATTCCGGCCTGATGATCACCATTGGGCATTCCATCGCAATGCTCGTAGTCGCGTCCATCGCCACGTCCACGAAGTAGCTGTTGCTGCCAATGGCCTTTGTGTTGCAATAGCCACCAAACGCGTACCTCGGGTTTCGATAATCACTGTCGATCTGCAGAATCTGCTCGTCATTGAACACCTGAAGTCCTGCATTCATATGCGAAAAACCGAGTAGTAGTTGGTGTTACGGATACCGCCGAAGGCGTCGTTGCACAGAACATTAAACCCGCCATTGACGATTGTCACAGGGTTTCCAGCGCCCGGACCCGAGGATGCTACGGCCAGCCACGTTCCGTCATTAACCATCCCCGGAACACTGACAAAAGCGATGATTGGCCAAGATCCGGCAGGCGCCACATACGAACCTGAAACCACATGACGGGTCAGGCGATCAGTGACATCGAGCACCAGCGCGCCATTCTGGTCCCAAACTTGCAGACCCTGCGTCATGGCCAAATTCCAAGACGAACGCGCAGCGTTCCATTCCCGTCGTAAACCTGGATGACGCGATCATTGATCGTCAGATAGCCTCCGCTGTTCGCACCAGTCATCGTGAGTGTGCCGTTCTTGTCTAGCTTCCAGCGCGGCTGCCCACCGACACCCGTTGCGTTGGACTGAATCACGTCACCAATCATCGCGTTCTGAATCCAGCCAGTGCCGATTAGCGCCTGGCTGATGAACGTCTGGCCGCCCTGGATCACGAACGGCGTGGTGACGTTGTTGTTGGCCAGGTTTATGACAGCAAAACGGTCAGCCTGGATCAGGACCTGGCTCTGGTAGCTGCCGTCTGGCTGCTGTTCGACACCGAGACCCATGCCGGCCATGTACACCTTGCCGCCGCTGCTCACCTGCGCACGCACGGTGTAGGTCGTACTGACCTTCCCGTTCAGGGTGACAACCGATTCGCTCACCTGCTGCACGGTCGCATTCGTGCCGGCGAGGCTCGCATTGGTTGTATCGACCCGGCTTCCCAGCGCAGCATCCGCAGTGGCCCGCGCAGTGGCCTCCGACTGCACTGCCGCATTCGCCTGGCCCAGCCCGACCTCGACCTGATCGGTACGAATGGCCTGCGCCAGATCAGCATTCGCGAACACACTCTGGATCGTGACGGTGCCCGCGTACACGTCAACACTGCCGGCGCCCCAACTCGCGTCCCCTGCCCCCTTGGGAGAGATCTGCGCGGTGATGCCAGAGATAGCCTGCCCCTGCGCCGTTACCTTCCCATCGATGGTGCCGATGTTCTGCGTGTTGATGTTGACCTGACTCACCAGCGCGCCGTAGCCGGCCATGCCGGCGCCCACGTCCTGCCAGTTGGACCCCGGTGGCTGCTGGTTTCCCGGCGTCGGGTTGGTCCAACTGTAGGTTCTCCCGTCGCGAACCACGGTCTGACCCTGGCTGTAGGTAGCGCCGGGGCTCCAGAGCAGCGGCAGCAAAGGCTGCAGACTGGTGATCGAGTCGATCTTGCTCAGCAGGCTCTGGCCCAATGCGCTCTCGCTGACCTTCCCCGAGAAGTAGGCGTCGTAGTCGCTCTGGTTGGTGCTGGCCTCGCCCATGACACCGGCGCCGACCGGATACCACGGACCGATGTTGCCGCTGCGGTCCACCAGGCGGCCCCAGAAATAGAAGCGGGCGCCGGCGGCCAGGCCGTCAAGCTGCAGCCGATCCTGCGGATAGGCGTAGTCACCCAGCTTCACCGCGCCGTCCTGGTTGGGGCCGGTGCTGCGCCAGATCTCGGTCCGCTGAGTATCGGTGGCGCCCTGTGGGAACCCCCATTTCAGAGCGATCGCGAAAGGCAGCGAGGTGGCCGTCAGCGAGGTCAGCGCCGGCGGTGGCGTGGTCTTGCCTTCGATGTTTGTCAGCGGGCTGAGCGCAGGCTGTGACACCGCCCCCACGGCATTGATCGCCCGCACGCGCGCCAAGTACTGGCCGGTGTAGACGCCGGGGATGTCGATGCTCTGCGTGGACACGCGCCTGGCCCGCACCCAGTCCAGGTCGCCGCGCTTCCACTCCACGTCATATGCGATGGCCTTCTCGGCCTGGTCCCACGCGATCGTCAGCACGTGGGTGGCGATCCCCTGGTCGATCACCGAATGCGACGACAGGTGCACGTTGGCCGGCGGCGGCTGCACGCTGGGCGGGATGATGCTGATCGGCGGCTGCTCGATTCGGGTGCCGTCATCGATCGCGGCGAACTTGCCGGGAACGTGCTTCAGGCCCACCACGTCGTAGGTGATGCCGTCCTCGCCGGTGATCGGCCGCTCGGTGATCGACATCACCCGGAACAGCTGCAGCGCCAGCTCGGGCGATTCCATGGCCCACATCGACTGATCCACCGGCACAGCCGACCAAGGCACCGTTACCCGCACCTCGTTGCCGGTGATGGACTGGACGGTACGGGTCTCGGTGACACCGCTGGGGAGCGTGGCGTGGATCGTCTGGCCGGCGGCACTGGCTTCCGGCACCTGGTCCAGCACCAGTGCGCTGGCGGTAGCGCTGCGGATGCGGCCGCCCATGCGGCGCCCGGCTCGGTCCGGGTCGGCCACACGCATGATGTCGCCCACCGTGACCCGCAGGGAATCCAGGCCAACCGCGAACGCGATCGTCTCCGTCTCCAGGTTTTCGCTGTAGAGGATGTGATTGCCCATGCGCTGGGCCTGACTGCGACGGTCGCAGCCGAACGCGGTCACGCTGGTACTGTTGATGCCGTAGCGGGCGATGCCGCCGCGCAACTGTACCGTCTCAGGCTTCTGCCGGCCGAAGTCGTCCGGATCGGTCCATGACACCTGGGCGACGGTGTGACGCGCCTTGCGCCCGGTGCCCTCGTAGGTGAAGCGGCCCTCCACCACGTTGGCCTGCGTATAGGTGAAGGTCGGGTCCTTCGGCATATCCGCTGAAGCAAACACCTGGCCGGCGGCGTAGAAGCTGATGCCGCGGAACATGGACGCCATATCCTGCAGCACCCGGAATGCGTCGGCCTCGGTCTGCAGGTACAGGCTGCAGGTGAATCGCGGCTCCATGCCACCCACGCCATCGCTCACCAGCTGGTCGCAGTAGCGCGCGATCGCGTACAGGTTCCACTTGTCGACGTAGGCCTGCGGGATCCGGTGGCCAAGGCCGAACCGGTCGTTGGTCACGATGTCGTAGAACACCCACGCTGGGTTGTTCGTCCATGCCGACTTGAACGTGCCATCCCACACGCCCGAATAGGTGTGGTTCAGCGGGTCGTAGTTGGACGGCACCCGGATGATGCGACCCCAGATGCGGTAGGCCGTGCTCGGCTTGCCCTGGAACTGGCTGCCGTCCACCTGGATCGCCGAGAGCGCGCAGTTCGGATACCGCAGCTTGGCGTCGATCACCTCGGTCAACGAGACGACATTGGTGGTGTCGGCGATGGTCGCGCTATTGGCGTTCGGGGTCAGGCGCCGGATGCGCACCTGCCACTGATTGCCCGCCGGCAGGTCGATACGGTGGCTGCGCTGGTACTCGGTGGTGGTCTTGCCGGAGAACGCGCTGGTCAGCACCGTGTTGAACGGCCCGTTGTCGGTGGACAGGTCGATGGCGTAGTCGATGGCGTACCCTTCGGTGTCGCCGTTTTCGGTGTTCACCTTCTGGAGCTGCGGCACAGCCAGGCGCACCCGCACAGCCGAAAGGCTCGACCCAGAGACCGTGCGGGTCACCGGCATGTTGCTGCGCAGCTCCACGCCCACGCCCACCTCGTTCTCCACCGAGGGGAAGCCCGCAATATGAGGCTGGTCCTGCGTCCCTGAGCGGGTCTCGACACTGACACCCTGGAAGTTCAGGGTGCCGTCGGCGTTCTGGATCGGCACCTGATCCAGGTAGATCGACTGGTTTCCCGCGACCAGGCCACGGATCTCGCCCTCGCTGATCAGGTCGAGCACGCGCGCGAAGGAACGCGATCGCAGGGTGTCAGGGCCTTCGACCGGCTCGCGCGACTTGCTCTGGCCCTTCTTGGCGCCAACCAGCTGCAGATGGCTGGGCTTGGCCGGGGTGAGTTCGTTGCGGATGGCGCCGACAATGGGGAGCTGGCGCATGACCGCCGCGCTTGGGTTGATCACGGTCACAGCTGGTCCTCTGCGTAGATGTCGCCGCTGATGATTGCCGAGCCCACCAGCATCCCCTTGGTGTCGTGGCCGCCGTATGCCAGCGGCACAGGGCCGCCAGCGGCCTGCGTGTTCACAACGCCGTTCATGCTGTAGTTCGGGGTGTTCTCGGGCTTTTCCTTGCTGCCCAGCGTCTTCGGAGGCGGCGCAAGCATCTGCGACACGCCGCCGAGCGTCAGGGCCATACCCACGTTGGCTGCCGCCGAGTACGCGGCCAACGCGAAGCCGGTGGCGCCTATGCTCATGAAGGTGGCCACGCCCCACAGCACGCCGCCGACGATGGTCTGCAGCGCGCCGCTCTTGGCGCCCACCAGCACCGGGGCGATCTTGATCACTTCCTCGCCAGGCGGGTCGAGCAGCTGATCCTTTCCGACGTTCTCGCCGCCGACGAAGATCGCAAACCGAACCCCTCTGCCCTCAGCCTCAAGCAGGTACTGCTGGAAGCCCTCGAACAGCACGCCGAGCGCACGCACAGCCTCGGCGGCGTTGGCCACTGCCAGGCGGTGCTCGCGACCGAAGCGCTTGCCCAGTGCTCCGTAGAGCCGGATCTTGCGCAGGCGGTCAGTCATGGCGTGCCTCGCGGTGCCGCACGATGTACCGCGTGCGCTCGGCCCACATGCCGCCGTACACCACCGTTTCGGACAGACGACCGTACAGGTGGTGCAGCATTTTCCCGTCGCCCAGGTAGACGCCGGCATGGTTCGGCACTGGCGAGCGAATCTGCATCAGGATCATGTCGCCGCGCTGCGGCTCTCCATCGAACAGTTCGAAGCCCTCGGCGCGTAGCCGGTCCAGGCTGTAGAGGTCCTGGCCGTTGTCCCACCAGTTGTCGTCGCGCACGTACTGGCTGAGCGTGATGCCGAGCTCGAGCGCGTAGAAATCCCGCACCAGGCTGTAGCAGTCGAGGATGCCGTGGGCGAACTGACGGCCCTCCAGTGGCGCCACATAGCCGCACGGCTCGATGGTCTGGATGTCGTGGCACGTAGGCGCCTCGCCAGCCAGCTGGCCCACGCTGACGATGTGCCAGGGGAGTCCACTGGCCTCGCACATGACACGGTCCGCGTCGGACGCCGCAGCGGAGGCGCTCGGGTGGCTGTGCACCACGGCGATCACATCGCCCCGATCCTCCGCCGCGGCATAGTCCTCCGCCGGCATGCGGAACTGGTCGGAAGGTTTGGCCGCGGTGTTGGCGCAGGGCACATAGGCCTCGCCGGCGGCGGTGACCACGATCAGGCCGCAGCACTCGCGCGGGTACTCGGCAATGGCATGCGCCTGGATGGCCTGCAGGGTGCTCTGTTCCATGGTTCGCTCACGAAAAAGCCCGCACAAGGCGGGCTGTGGATAACTGTCGATGTTCCGCCGCGATCAGGTGCGGACCAGGCCTGCCGCCGGGAACCCTCCATAGGGAAGTTCGTTGTTCTCCCCGAAACGGCGCTTGCAGCTGCGCACTAGGCCCGCACACACGTCCTGCCCTGGATCGCTCACCGGGTCGTCGTTGATGTCGAAGTAGGCCGACCCGGTGTAGCCGCAGTAAGGGCCGCGGTAGCCGCCACGCAGCAGCCAGGTGCACACGTTGGACATGATCTGGCGCCCCGGCAGCACCTCCCCGTTGAGGTCGATGGCAGTCGCCAGCTCGAACTCGACCACTTCCTTGGTCTCCGCGACCTTGCGCTCGATGAACCAGATTTCGTCCCGGAAGTGCTCGCCAGGATCGGCAGTCGGATTCCCCTCGGCGAAGTTCGCCGCGTCCAGATACTTCACCAGCGTCTGGCGGCGGATGATCCTGGCTCCGACGAGATCGTCGTACAGCTGGCACATGACGCCGATGCGGCCGTCGCCGTTGCCGACCCGAAGACGCGGCGCTGGCTGCTGGTCACCGGTCTGGGCGAACCCGGTGGCCTCGATCGGCCAAGCCCCGTACTGCTGGCCCTGCCACCAGATGACGCCGGCCTGCAGGTGCTGGTGGAACCACAACTGGTCCGCACCAATGCTGGTGGCGTCCAGCTCGTACACGGTCACACGGCCGCCAGGCTCGAGTTGTTGAGCGTCGGCGGTGATCACGCTGATTCGTCCTCCAGTCGTCGCAGTCTCGCCTCAAAGCCGCTGGCGATGAAAAGCAGCAGCTGATCCGTTCTGAAGCTATAGAGATCCCCAGCAGAGCATCCAGGGTCCATCACAACTCCCTGCTCATCCTTCAGCTCTTGCCGAGCCGACCATGTGTCGTGGCAGATGAACGCATACTTGGTTGCGTCCAGGCCGTGAGCCTCCATCAGTTCGATCGCCCTTTGAACAGTCATGCCAACATGGAGCCGGGCTGAATCGCCCTTGGCATTGATTGCGTCCAAGAAGCGGAATGTTCCTACTTCCTTGCCAAGCGCGATCGCTGCTTCGATCTCCGCGGTGTCCAAGGGCAGTACTTCGGTCTTCTGCCTGGCATCGGATGTATTGATGCTGCCAGTTCCCGCGTAAACCACTGACCATCGCGCCGATGCGGAACCGAGAGTGCGACTGTTGTCCGCACCAGGCAGCTGGTTGTATCCAGTATCGATTCGACTGGCCATGACTCCAGCTGTCTGGTTGTACGTGATCAACTGACCACCGCCCAGGCCATTGTCATTGTCGGTGGAGACGATCCGGTAGTCTCGTCCGCCAGGGCCAGTAGCAAACAGCGATACCGCAGCAAAGCCTGCCGCACCCACGGCCAGTCCAAGATTTGCGGAGCTGTTCAGGGTTCCGGTCATCGCCCCCCCGCCATCCTTCTGCAGCGCCCCAGTGGCCAACGGGTAGAGCTCCGCAGTCATCGCATTGACCTTGTTGAAGGCCGTCGGCGCCGGATCACCACTCGGCGGACTGGTATCGATAATCTGGCGTGCCATGGGATCTCCTTACGGCTGGAACGTTTGTTCGAAGGTAGCGGCGAGCGTGTAGACGCCATTGCCATGCGGGGTCACGGTGTAGGTCTTGCACAGGTAGAGTCCCTGCACACCGAGCGGAGGCGTCCACAGGAACGAGACGGCCCCCTTTCTCGCCCGCAAGAAGGCCAGAGCCGGGCCAACCTTGGACTCGCGGCCGACGATCGAGATCGGCCACTGCTGGCTCTCGTTGTTGAGGCCGTCCGCAGAGGTCTGCCGGTAGCCGTCACCGAACCGGGCCTCCTTGACCAGAAAGTCACCGGCGCCGGTGATCTCGGTGCGCACGCACCACGTGAATACCTCAGCCATCAGCGGGCCCCCTGCCGGTTGAACAGACCGCCGGGCCGCATGTTGTCCACCGCCCACCGGTTCATCATCTGCGTGAGTGATTGCTGCATCTGCTGCCCTTGTGCGCCTGAACCCTGCTGGGTGGTGCTGGTGCCATCGGATGTGATGTTCACCGTGGTGTTGAAGATGTTCCCAGATGCACCACCAGCAGCAACCGATGAGGCTGGAATCCCGGCCGTGATAGGCCGCACTGAGCCAGCATCACCAGGAATCAGGTACGTCTTCCCGCCTTGGTCGAACAGCTCAGGCCGGCCGCCCTCGCCTACTCGGTACATGCTGCCGGCCGCCACAGGGCCGCCGCCAGCGCGGCCGCCCGAGCTACCGCCGATCGCCCGGCCGATTGCATTGATCCAGCTGGATCCGCCGCCCGAGTATCCGTTGGCCCAGCCGCCGACCAGTTCGAAGACCTTGGATGCAGCTACTTGCGCGGCCATCTTCTGCAACGTCTTGGCGAAGTTGGAAGCCATGCCGCCAAGACCTTCTGAGAACGGATCAAAGAGGAAGTCGGCGAAGGCGTCCTGCATGTTGCGGGCGGCCTGGTCAGCGTAGGCGGTCCACTGATTGAACTTGTCCTCAACCACCGAGCTGGAGTCGTCATCGATGCCGAACATGCCATTGAAGGCATCGGCGAACTTCTGGGCGCTCTCGGCCATGATCGACTCGGCCTCGTCGATGTTGCCGAGCATGTCCAGCAGCGAGGCGCTGGAACGGAGCGCGGACTGCGCGGCCGCGTCGATGCCCTTCAGGCCGCCGGACTGGATCTCGTAGTTGACCCGGCTAAGCTCCGAGCTGTCGCCGAACAGGGCGATCTGCCTCTCCAGCTGCTCGTTGGCTGTCTTGTAGGAGCTCTGAAGCTTCTTGGCAGCCTTCTCATCTTCCGTGGCAGCGGCCTTTTTCTTCTTCGCACTTTCCGCCCACGACGCCTGCAGCTTGGCCTCCCATTCGGCCGCCTTCTGGCGCTGCTCAGCCTGCTCCTTGGCGGCCTGTACTTCCTCTGCAGTCGATCGCGTGCTGCGCCCTCTCGGTCCGCTGCGAGCGCCATCGGGAATTGCTCCGCCGCCCTGCATCGCCGCCCATCCCTTGTCGGCATAGGCGGTGCCGACCATGTAGTCCTTAGCGAAGGCGTCCCATCCGCCTCCCTGCGATCCGAACAGGCCGCTGTACTGGCCGGTGGCCAGCTTGATGACTGCGTTGCCCTGCTTCTCCACCGCCACCAGGCCGCCCCGCAGCCGATCCAGCCAGTCCTCGACCACCCCGAAGATCTCAGCCGCCTTGCCGATCTCGCGGAACGCCGAGGCGATCCCGTGAGCGACGTCGCGGACGCCACCGCCCTGCTTGGCGACATCCACCAGCTGCGCGGTCAAATCAGTCAGCGTGGGCAACAGCTCGCTGGCCAGCTGCGTGAACCAGCCCTGCGTTGCGGCGCGCAGGTCGTCCAGGCGATCGTTGAACTCGGCCGCAGCCCCCGCAGTGTCCGAGTCGATGACGATGCCGAGCGAACGCGCACGTTCCTCCATGGTCCGCATGCCGTCGGCACCGAGACTGAGGAACTCCAGGAACTCCGAACCCGACTTGCCGAACAGCTGCATCGCCAGCGCGGTCTTCGTGGTCTCGTTGCTGATGCCAGCGAACCGATTCTGCACCTCGGGCAGAAGGTCCTCGAAGCTCCGAAGGCTCCCGGCCTGGTCCTTGACCGAGATCCCGAGTGCCCTGAACGTCTTGTCCGCGTCGCTGCCGGCCTTCGATGCGTCCGCGATGTTCTTGCTGAACTTGGGAATGATGCCGACCAGACCTTCCAGGTCCGAGCCAGTCATCTTCGCGGCGTAGCCCCAGCCGGATAGCGTCTCCGTCGAGATGCTGAACCTGGCCGACAGTTCGTCGATGCGATCGGCAGCATTGATCGCGTTGCTCAGGCCGGTGATCGCTGCGTCCACGCTCGCGAATGCCGCGATGGCGCCGCCAATAACGCTGCCGATGGCAGTGAACCCAGCCACTATGCCCTTGCTGACACCCGCCGCGGTCTGGCCCATGGACTTCATGGACTTCTCGGCCCGCTGAGTGTCCGTCACGAACGACCCGGTTTTCATCAATAGGTCGATGACGATGGAGCCGGCAGTTGCCATGCGGTCAGCCTCTCGGGGGTTTCAGGCCGAATGCTGCGAGGGTTCGCAGGTCGGCATCGGGGAACTCATGCGCAACCGGAGTCGGCTGCAGGAAGTCGAGGTTCTTCTGGATCGAACCGCCGAAGCTGGCGCCGATAAGCGCGGCTGGGCGGTGGTAGCGATGCAGATCGTCGAATGGGTACAGCTGATAGAACGCCAGCCATCGCTGGAATTCAGGCTCGGGCAGATCGTCGATCTCCCCCAGCGTTTTGCCGAGCGCGAGGCCTAGGATGCAGCTGAAGTACTCGCGTCCACGCTCGGCGATGACTTTTTTGCGTCTTCACCGATGCCGGCCACAGCCATGACGTGGGGGAACAGGTCGGTGAGGCCGTTTGCAGTCAGATTCTGCGACTCTGCCTCGCTCAGCACCAGCTTCCCGTCGGCGTCGCACAGGCTGGCCGCAACCAGGCGCTGCATTGCAAAGCAGGTTTCGTCTTCGTTGCCGGAGGCTTCCGCCGCACGCCAACGGCGCATCTGGCCGGCGCTGACCTGCCGAAAGTGCACGGTCTCGGTGGTTCCGTCGCTGAATTTCACCTCGCGCGCGACGGGGGCGTTGCTCGTCAGGATCTTGCTCTTGTCCATCAGCCGTTCTCAGTAGGTGGGGGCCGGATACGCGACGGCTGGGCGCGCAGAGCCGGACACCCCGAAGGTCTATGCGTGAGCCGTCAGGCCGAGTACGGCCCGTTCCAGTGGGGGACGACGCTGCCGCTGCGCTGGATCGTCAGCGTGCCGCGCACGATCTCGTTGGTGGCGATATCGATGTTCAGATCAGCGACGTAGCCGCGGAAGCCGATCGAGGTGCGCAGGGGCGACGCCGGCGCGACCAGGTCGTCGTTGGAGTCGATCGAAGGAACCGCCACGCCGTCGCTCAGGCCGATCAACCAGTCCACGACCTCCCGCGACTCCTTCAATTCGAACAGGATCTGGTGCGACTGACTGCGGGGGATGAAGTTGAACGGGACGCTGACCTGCCCCGGATTGCCCAGCCCGCCCTCGAACTCCTTGTCACCGACGGTGCTCAGGCAGGTGGATTCGATCTGGTCGGCAGCGCCGCCCAGGCCGGTGATGCCAGTCGGGCACTCGAACTTCAAGACCGAGGCGACGCTGGAACTCAGCTTGTCCACGGTGAAGAGCTCGGACCCCTGGGTTTTGATGACGCCATCGGTCATTGCAAAGTCCTCTGGTCAAAGAAAAACCGCCTCGCGGCGGCCGTTGGGGTGATGCCAGCGGCTCAGCGCTGGTCGATGAAGTCGGCCTCCATGCCGACGCGGAAAAGTCCGGTATCAGGGTCGCGGTTATTGACCACCAATCGATTGCAGATCAGCCCAGCGTCGAGGGCAGCCCTAACGGCGGTTGCCAGCGCCTCCACCTGGCCGTCGGCGTTCTCGCCACCGCAGTAGCAGTCGATCTGCACGGTTGTGAAGTCACCGGTCGGCGCACTGCTGAGATTGTCGAAGGGCTGGCCAGAAATGATCTGCCAAGTGATATAGGGCCGCTGCTCCGTCTGCTTGACGAACCCATGCCGGCCGATTCGATCACCGACGATCGCCGCGACCGCGGGCGTGTGTATGGCCCGGAACACCTTCGGGAACATCAGCGGCCTCCCCGGTTCTGCTGGGCCAGCTTCGCCACCAGGCGATCAATCCGCACGCTCAGGTCGCCGACTACCAGGTTGATCGTTTCCTCACCACGCTCGTTCACCGTTCGACGGATGAAAGAGCGCGCGGGCTGGTGCACGGACCCGTACTCCTTCAGCTGTGCCGACTTCAGGGTGCTGACCTGCTCACCCTTGCGGCCTGGGTACATCCTCCGCTTGATCCGGACCAGGTAGCGCTCGCCATTGCCGTCGCTGGGCGCTTTGCCCCGCGTGGCGATGATGTTCTGCGCCAGCAGGCCGGTGGACTCGTCGCCCGGTTCGAGCACCGCCTGCAGGTTCTGGCGCTCCTTGTCGCGTAGGAAGCGCGCGCCCTTGGCCAGTGCCAGCTTCACCGGCCCACCCTTCTTGCTCACGACCTCGGCCGGGAGGCTGCTCAGCGTGCGGATGATCCCAGGGATGCCGGTGATGTTGAACTCGACTTTCACAGGTACACCTCGGCGTCCTCGCCAATCCAGTGGCGCAGTAAGGCGCCGCTGACGTCGGCATCACCCTTGAAATCCGGGTCATGCCCCATGCCGATGCCACCGCGACCTGGCAGACCCTTGATCCCCACGACACGGTGGCCGCCGAACAGCCGGCGGTCGCGGGGGCGACGCCATAGCTCCAGGTCGATGAATTTCGGCCGTGAGCGGCAGGCGTCGGCGAAGTCCCGGAGCGCCGAACTACGCATGGCGGTGCTGCACAGGCTGGCGTGACCGGTGTTAGCCAGCTGCCGGCCGCGCCGCTGCTCCACGTTGTAGTAGCGAGCGCGGTGCTCGCCCACCAGCTCGGCATGCTCCAGCTGGGCGGCCACGGTGGTCAGCCAGTCTGCTGCGTAGTGATCGTCGTCCTCGATGATCACCAGCCGTTCGTCCGGACCAACCGCTGCCAGCCCCTTCAGCAGGTTGCGAGCCTGCGTGTTCTGTCCGGGGGCCCAATGTGGCGATGGGCGCACCAGCACCAGCTGCCAACCATCGCGCCGGAACGTTACCGGCTGCGGCTCCGGGCCGTCGTCGACGATGATCCAGCGTACGGGGCCGGCGTAGTCCTGCCGGGCCATCCAGCGCTCGCACAGCGCCCAGGCAGCCGGCCGGGCACCGGTGGCCGTGAGCAGCGTCAGCATCGCGCCACCGCGAAGGTGTGCATCGGCATTCGCCGGCGGGCCACGCCGCGCTCGCCATGGTCGTTCAGTTCAATCGGCACCTCTCCGGCGTACTCGGTCGAAATGTCGCTGAAGCCGGCATCGGCCAGCAGCAGCCGCAGCCCGCTCCGGCTGTAACGGTAGTAGTCGTCGGGATAGCCGTGTTCCGGGAATGCGAACAGCGTGGTGATCACCAGCAGGCCGCCCGGACGCAGCACCCGGCGAAGCTCGGGCAGCGCCAGCCACGGTCGGGCGACGTGTTCCAGCACCTCGGAGCAGACGATGCCACTGAAGCGCCCGGCCCATTCCGCCGGCAGGTCGTGGATGTCGGCAACCTGGTCGACGCCCTCACCTACCTGCATGTCGATGCCCGTCCACTGGCCAGTTGCCAGATCGCGATTCGTGCACCACCACGCAGCTGGGTCATGGATGCGGCTGCCGACCTCCAGCACGTCATCGCCCAGGCCCCCGACATGGCTCTCGATGTAAGCGCGGATCCGCCCGCGCACCGAGTTAAGCGGCAACCTGTTCATCGAATGCGAAGCACCTGAGGGCTGAGCCGGGCGTGCAGTTCACGACCCGGACGTGTGGGTTCTGCATCGCCCACTGGGCGAACTGCTGCTTGTGAATCTCGCGTCGCGCCGGCGCCGTGTTGGTCAGGCCGTTGGCGTACGGCCCGAAGAAGTGGCTGCCGTGCATATCGAAGCCGTGCAGGCGGACCAGCGTCGCGCCCAGATGGGCAGCCACCGCCAGCGCCAGCACGCCGCTGTTCCAGTTGGTCAACGCCCCCGGGAGCTGGATCACTCCGCCGATCCGGTGGCTGCTGTAGCGCGCTCCAGAGAACTGCAGCGCCTGCGGGTACTTGTCCCACCACTGCCGGTCGCTCGCCGCCAGGAATTCAGCCCACGGCGCCAACTCGTAGGCGTTGCCGACCACGCCAACCCGACGGCCGCGCAGCCGTTCGGCCAGGCTTGCCGATGCGCTCGGGCCGGGTCCAAGAATGTCGATCTCGATCATTGGCCGTCGTTGACCCCGGCCGAGACGGGAATGGTGATGTATTCCAGGCCCGATGCCTTGTCCGGCAGCAGGCCGGCAATGTTGAAGATCTCGCCGCGATGGGCCAGGCGCATCGACGGCAACAGACCGTCGCGGTAACGCATGGTGATGCGTGCCGTGACCGCCGATTGGGTCTGCCCGGACTGGATGAACTCTCGGGCGGACAGCGGCTCGACAGACGCCCATACGGTGGCCACGTCGACCCACGCAGTCTGCTCGATACCATCGCTGTCCTTGGTGGTCACCTGCTGCTGGATCAGCACCCGGTGCCGCAGGGTTCCGCTGGCAACGTTGCTCATCAGGCCACCGTCGTGCGGCGCAGCGGCGCCAGCTGTGCGGTGGCGGCCTTCGACAGAACGTAGCCGTGGCCAGCATCGGCCGGCACCACGTTGTCACCCTCGCCTTCGCGGAAGCGGTACTGCGAGGCCAGCTCCAGCAGCGTCGCCGCGATCACCGAAGGGTGCAGGATCGGCTCGCCACTGCTGTCCTCGGCCGGCACCGGGCGACCAGCGCTATCCCGTACGAGGTCGCCATCCGAATCACGCTGTAGCACGTACAGGCGCCACTCCTGCTTCAGCCAGGCGGCGACGGATGCGGAGACGGCCGGGATCCAGATCGCCAGCCAGCGATCATCGGCGTCGCTGTCGATGCGCATCTGCTCCCGTGCCTCGTCTCGGGTGACGAACTCACGCATGGCTGCCACCCAGCTGCACGGGCTCGGTCGGAACGCGCACGCTCTTGCCATCCTTGCCGTCGCGCCCCTTGCGCGCCGCCAGGATCCAGTCGTCTGCGTTCTCCAGGCAGGGCCGCGAGGCGTTGTCGCGCTTGGCGATCCACAGCGCCCCGTCGTGCGTCACCGACTGGCCCGCCTTCATGCCCATGCCGTCCCGATGGAAGCCGCGGTGCACCATGTACGGCAGGACGAATTCCTTGCGTCGGTCACCGGCACCCAAGGTGAGCACGAAGCCCCGCTCGGCGTAGTACTCGCCGGAGGCCGTCTCGAAGCTGAGGCCGTCCCGCCCATCCTCACCCACGACCTTGCCTAGCCTGACCGCCTCGCCCTTGGTGGTGGTGATCACCAGCTCGCCAGCACGGTCGATCATGGCGCCGGCAAGGCCGACACCGTCTGCTCCAGGCTGCGGCGGGTTGTCCGTCAGGTGCTTGGCAACCACTGCGGCCAGTTGCTGCTCGGTGACCGGATCGGCGTCGCGGCCATCCTTCGGCGCCGGCAGTGCCTCGACAGCAGCCTTCACCGTTGCCTCGATCACTGCGGGGTCTGCGTCCCGGCCATGCTGCACCGGGTTGGCCTCGAAGTGCTTGGAGACAGCATCGGCGGTGGCCACGTCGACCAGCGTCAGCAGGCGTGGCGAATCCAGCAGCTTGGCCACGACCAGGTCGGCCAGCGCATCCACGTCCACCTGCTCGGCGTTCTGGCCGGGCTCGCCCTTCTCCGGGGCGCGCTCGCGCAGCTCTTCCAGCTCCCGCTTCACCGGCGCAATCGCCTCACGGATCAGGCCGCCGATCTCCTTGCCGAAGTCGATGGGGTCAGTCATTGCGGAATACCTCGGCTCGCGCGGCGTGAACGGCCTTCATGATGAAATTCTCCTGCTGCAGCGCGCGCAGCTCGTCGCTGTCGTCAGGCGGCGTATCGTCGGCCTCGGCGGACGGTGCCACCGGTGCGGCCTCAGGCTCGGCGGTGATTCTGTTCTGCCGGACCTGGTCGAGCGGAAAGTCCTGCTGCTGCATGTAGACGGTGTCGCCGCCATCGAGAGGCGCCAGGTTGAAGGCTAGCCGTGCCTCGTTCGGCGTCTCGATGCCGCCGCCGGTCAGCTTGGTGTGCACATCCGCCTGCTTGCCAACGTCCATTCGCAGCAGCGGCTCCAGATCCAGCTCCACACCCATCGGACGGGAGATGCCCAGCCCTTCGTCCAGAAGCGCCTCGATTGCCTCGATGTGCGCCTGCAGAGCATCTGAGTAGTACAGCTGGTTGATGTCGTCGACCTTCATACCCGCTGGTATGGAGCCGATGCCGATCTTGAACGGCGGGATGCCGAATGGCTGGCACACCTGTTCATCGGAGTACCGCATCTGTTCGACAAGCTGCGAATCAGCGGCCTTGAAGGCGAACGGCGTGAACTTCATGTCGGCGCCAATCACCGCCACTTTGCCAGCGTTGGAACCCTGAAAACTGTTGTTCCAGTAGTCCTTTACTTCCTTCGCGTCCTCGTCGGACATGCCCGCCGGCGCCGCCAGGATGCCGCCAGGATTGGCGCCGTTGGAGAAGAAGGTGGTCGAGTCCTTCAGGATTTTCAGGTTCTTCACAGCTGGCCAGTGCGCCGCGCACAGCGGAGGCACACCGATCAGCTGGTGGTGGAAGCAGTTCATCCGATCGTGGATGATCTCGCTCGACGGCACGATCAGCTGGCTGCCCGGATAGTGCTCGGGGAGCAGATTGGACCCGGTGCTGTAGTTCAGCTGGTAGAACACCTCACCACTTTCGGACACCAGCGGCTGGACGCTACACGGGTCGAGTATCCACAGCCGGTTGACCACCCGGCGTTCGTCCCTCCCCTTCAGCACGTAGACATTGCCTTGGATGAGTTTCGAGAGTATCCAAGCTGCGAGGAACTGGCCCGCAGTCTGGTAGCCGTTCGGCTTGCGCAGAACAGGCCAATAGGCAGTGTTGCTCTTATCGACTCGCCAGACGCCGCTCCCATCCTCCACCTTCAGCAGAAATGGCAGCTTGCCGATGTCCGAGGCGATGCGGTTGAGACAGGCATACAGCGTCGGATAGGTCAGGACAGTGGTCGCGCGCTCTTCCATGTTGCGCTGCCACGCACCCGTGAATGGCTCTTGCACGGTCAGGGTATGCCAGCTGTCCCGCCCCGGCGCGGCAACTACCGGCGAGAGCGATTTGAGGTAGTCGACGCCATGCCGGCGCACGCCAGCGGCGATTGCCAACTCCCGGGGCGAGAAACCGGTCATACGGATGCGTCCTTGTTCGGCTGGCCAGCCTTGGCTGCCGCCTTCTTGGCCTTCTTCTTCGCCTTTCCAGGCGCAGGCGCCTTGGCGCTCGAATTCGGCGCGACGGGCGATTGCGCAACCATGTCACGCCGCAGGTAGCCGCCACGCTGCTCCAGCGCCGCAGCAACACGATGATCCACGCTGATCACGCGGCCGCCGCGTCCGACGATATCGACCTTGCTCATGGGAACCTCGCAATTCGGGGGGAGGTGACGGGGCCCGAAGGCCCCGCCACGTGTCGGTTACGAGCTGGACGGAACCGAACCGCTGCCCCAGTTCACGCGGGCCCAGGCGACGGCCTGCGCGCGGCGACGCTGCCAGTTGATGAAGCGCTCGACCAGGAAGGCCACGCTGTTGGTCTGCCACAGCGAGACAACCTGCTGCGCGGTCGGGGTGGTGCTGTTCATGGTCGGGGCGTCATCCATCACCAGCGATGCCTGATCCGACATCGAAACCTGCAGGCCACCTTCGTCACCCAGGAAGATCTCGTCGCCCTTGATCAGCGCGATCACGGCACCGTCTTCATCATCCGGCACATACGCCGACACGAATGCCGGCAGGCCCAAGAAGGTGCCGCCGGTGAAGTTGATGCCCGGGAACTCGGAAGCGCCCAGCGGGTTGACCATCAGCGACAGCGCGATCGCGGTGCGCTCCGACATCGCCCAGAACGAGCCCGCCAGCGACAGGTTCGAGCCAGCGATGGCATTCATGAGTGCCGCAGCGCCAGCGCGGATCGAGTCCGGATCACTGCCAGCCGGCACCGTGGTGGCCGGTACGCCATTCAGGATCGAGGCGGGTGCCTCGTCGGCGACGGCCGCTGCATCCGGATCGATGAACTGCGTGTCGATGGTCTGATTGACCGCCCGGCCCAGCTCGTCGCGCAGCAGCGCATCGGCCGCCGGCGTGGCGCGCATCATGGTTTCCTTGGTCGCGGCAGCGATCGCGGCCACCTTCAGCGGGGTCAGCTTCGCACGGGTGTAGGACCACTTGGTCAGCGGCTTTGCAGCGCCTTCCTTGACCCACTTGGCCGTTCCGGCCGAACCCTGCACCAGCACCGGGGTATCGAACGGCAGGTTGCGCAGGCGTTGGGATACCTGGCCCAGCAGCGAACGCGGACGCAGCCACTCGACGAAGTCGGCGAAGGCCACACCGCCATCGGTGATCAGGTTTCCGGCCCAAGTCGTGTTGCCGGTACTGGCAGCCTGCACCGCGGCCTTCTCCTGGATGATGCCGTGCAGGCGCTCATCGTTCGGGTAGATGGCGCGGGCCACGTCCAGCGGATTCTGATGGTGGACATGCGACACGGCCAGGCAGCGGGCCATACGGGCGAAGCCGATGCCAGAGTCGGTCTTGTCGACCGTCTTCAGCTGCGCCGGTTCCAGAGTGCGGCCTTCGCCGCCGGTGGTGGCCGAGCCCTGGGCCTTCAGGATGGCGGCAACAGGGGTGGCCGACTTGGCCTGGATAGCCAGCAGCTTCTCGAAGCGCTCAATGTCGCCATCCAGATCCTTGATCTGGTCGGTGATGCTGTCGAACTCCTCCTGCTCGGCCGTGTTCAGCGAGCGCTTCTCACCCATCGACTTCTCGACGACCGTGGTGAGCTTCTTTTCCATCTCGGCGCGGGTTGCGCGGAGGGCTTCCAGCTGTTCTGCGAGGGTCATGTCAGTTTCCTTTTGGCGCAGCCGTTCGACCCGGGTTCCACGCCGGGCAGTGCCTGCAGATGATGGGGAGCGGGTTCCACCCCGCAGGGCCATGCGGCCCGGTACTTCAGTGCAGCAACTTCACCGCGCCGCCAGCCGGTCGTTCGACCTTGGCCGCCTGGCGCTGGATGAGGGGTACGCCGTAGTTCACCGAGCGGCGGCCGCCGGCGGTGTCCATGGCCTTGATCGTCTGGATGGTCGCCGCGGCATTGGCCGGGATGGTGACCAGGGAAAGCTCGTAGATCTCGGTCTCGGTGAAGCGGATACCGCCACCTTCCATGTAGCTGTACTCCAGCGCGCGGAAGCCGATCGACACGCCGCGCACCAGCTGTTCCTTCACCGACTGCCAGGCGAGGTCGCAGAGATCCTTCAGCGCGCCCGGCGTTGCGATCTTCGCCACGCTCGCGGTGAACGGGATGCCCTTGGCCGTCGGCTTGCCGAACTTCACGATGCCCACCGGGCTGTCGTGGCGGTGCTGCCACAGCAGCGGCAGCTCAGCGGCGAACTTGGCCCCAAGCGGTTCAACGACGTCGCCATAGCGGTCCGGTTCCGGCGTGGTCGCCCAGCCGGTGATGATCTGCTGGTCGTCGTCGTAGTCCTTCACCTCCAGCAAGCTGTAGGCGCGGTTTTCATTCTTCATCGGCTTCCACCCACGGTCATGAGGACGAGTTTCTTGCGCTTGCGCGGGCTCGGGTTGAGCGACATAAGCGCCACCGCATTGATGCCCGCCAGCAGCGGATCCACCTTCGCGCTGCCCGAAACCTGCTTGGTGATGTAGCTGGCGTTGCCGGCGTTCACCATTTTTGCGTTACCCACACACCAGGCCATCAACGGCTGCGCGGCATGGACAATGTCCCCGCCAGCCAGCGCGCGCTCGGTGGTCTTGGTCCAGCCATTGAGCTTCCAGCCCTGCCCGATCGATACGATCCGGCTCTGCTCAATGCCCCGCTCCTCTGTAGTCAGCTCATCGACGATTGCCGAAATGCCCGCAGAATCCACACCGATTGCCTGCTCTTCGGCCAAGAGCCCGGCGCGTTCAACGCGGCAAACGATATCGGCAACCTGGTCAACGTCCTCGCCAGGAAGTTCCACGATGGTGAGGTCGCCGTCCTTCTTGAATCCCATCAGCTGCGGCTCGATGTCCTTCCGCCGCTCAAGCGCGATTTCATGGGCCCACGCATGAGCCCACCAAAGCCAACGGCGGGTGCCCTTCTCTCGCCCCAACACCACAAGCCCTAGGAGGTCGTCCAGGCCGCCGCCGTCGATTCCGACCGTCGCTACCTCGCAGCGCTCCAACAGGCTTTCCAGCGTCAGCGTGCGATCGCCTCGGCGGTTCCAGAATTCGGCGCCGGCCCAACCACCACCCATGTTCTCGGACGGCGGCACGTTCAACCGCTTGGCCAGGAACACCCGCAGTTTCTCGCCGCCGGCCTCCTTCGCCTCCTCCATCTTCCTAGCGAAGTCCTCGGGATCGACGGAGGCACCGAAGTTTGGGTTCACCAGCCCGGCGTTTGCCACGTCAAGATACGCCTTGGACCTGATCATGCTCCTTGGCCACTCGTAAAGCAGCGGTAGAAACCACGGTGCATCGATCTCGCCATCTCGGACCTTCCGGGCAAACTCGATCTTCGCCTTGTACTCGCCCACCGGTTCCTCATCGGACTCGGTGGTGATCGAGATTACGATGCCCTCCGGTCGCGACGCCTGTCCGCCGGTCGCTTCCAGGATCATGTCCGAGGCGCCCTTGCGCTTCGCCAGCAGCCATAGCTCTTCGAGAATCACAAAGGCCCACTTCTTCCCCGAGATGGCGTCGGTATCGGCCGCATACACACGGCAGCTCATCTTGGTGACGCGGTGGGTGATCTTCCGATTGATCGGCTGGATGTGGAACAGTGCCGCGAGCTCGGGATCGTTCTCGATCGCCACTTTCATGGGATCGAAGCAGTTGTCGGCAGTGTCCTTCGTCGGAGCAATGATTGCTGCGCCATTGGAAGAGCGCCAGTTGAGGATCATCAGCGTGAGCATCACCCCCGCTGCGAACCCGGATTTCCAATTTTTCTTTGGAACCTTCAGCAGCACCTCACGGATCAAACGCTGCCCGGTCTCTTCATCATAGGAGCCAAGTATCGCGGCGGCGAGGTCGAGTAACCACGGCCGGGAGATTTGGCCGTAGGTCGGCGGCACCGCCAATCCTGTTCCCGGGTCGATATCTCCGGTCGGGTTCTCCACATCCATAGCCAGCAGGCTTTTGAACACCTGCATGGCCTTTTCGGCGTAGGCCGGGAAGATCGGTCCACACGGCATCAGGCTTTCGCCTGCCTTGAACCGACGTTCCCAGTCCGGACAAGCCGTTGTCCAGGTGGGCTTCACTTGACAGCAACCAGCCTCGGCCGCGTGGGCGGCGCAGAAGGCGCCAGCGACCGGGACACCAATGCCTGCGCAGTCTGCTGCGACTGCTCACGCTTGCCAACCTGAGTTACCTCTTTCCCCGTCTTCTTTAGGGCCATAGCCGCCGCCATCCGGTCTTTGAAGTCGGCGTTGGGGTCAGCCATCAGCGCCCGCAGGAATTCGTCCGGATCCGTGGTCTGGTACGCCTTCGCCTTCGACTTCTTCGGCTTGGCCGGCTTGCGCCCTGCGCCTGGACGTGACCCGCCTGCGTTTTCGCGCGGCCCGCCGCTTCGCCCCTTCACGCCGGCCATTTGCTGATTACCTCGCTCTCGGAATTTTTCTTACGAATGAGGGGGCGGCCGGTGTCCGAGGGAAGGGTCAAGGATTGTTTCCCCTCCCCCCCGGGCATGTTCGCCCCCTTGTTCAGGTTGCAGGCACGGCATGCGCACCGCACGTTGTCCCTGGTGTGCGTGCCGCCTCTGCTGAGCGGGATCACGTGCTCCAGCTCAGGTGCGTTCGACTCGGTGGTCCCCATGAGCGCTCGTGGCGTCTCACAGCCACACAGGTAGCAGCGCCACCCGTCCGCCTCGAACACCCGCTCCTTGTTGATGTGCTCCGACGCAACGCGGTACTTCCTTGCCCGCCTGCTGTGTGTGCTGCCGGACTGCTGTGCGTTCTTGGCACCCTGCCTACACTGGCTAGAGCAGTACCTGACCTGCCGCTGCCCGATCACCGGGGTGAACGTCTTCCCGCACCTGGCGTTGGCACAGCACATGGGTGGCCTGGACCAGTTCCTTGCGGTGACCGCATCATTCCTATGTTTAGTTGCGGTGCGCTTGCACTGGTCGGAGCAATAGGCGTTGAGCCCATGGCTTGTGAACATACTTTGGCACCACCTGCACACTTTGCGAGTCCCTGCTCGGGTGCGGTCCAAGAGGGTCACCTGTTGTTTGGTCAGCGGCCTACACGTGAGGCAGTACAGCCTGGGTCTACCAGCCTTCCTGTTCTCTAGGGTCGCTCCACATCCAGCACATACACCCATCACCATGTCCTCTGGATGCAGCGCTGTGCCTCCATCTGGGTCTTCACCTTATGGCACCCGGCGCAGATTCCCTGGAGGTTGGAGGAATCATCCGTCCCACCCTCCGCAAGGTTGACCAGATGATCCACCTCGGTTGCCTCAGTGATGCGCCCTTCCCGCTTACACGGCTGGCAGAGATACCCGTCCCGCTTCAGGACAGCCTCACGCAGCCGCCGCCATGGCCTGCCGCCTCGCCCGTGGCCATAGGTGGGTACCGCCTGCGCCATGGTCCGAACCTTCGTGGGCAGGCTATCCACTCTTGGAGCCAACATGCGGAGGCGGGCCATCAGCCGAGGCTCTGCGACTGGTCGCGCTCGCCGGGCACCAGCTCACCGTCCAGGCTTCGGGCTGGTTCTTCCTGCCCTTCCTCTCCCTCAGCTGCCAGCGCCGCCAAGAGGGCATCGACCTTCTCGTCGAGCCGGGCGGTGGCCTGGCGCTGCTCTTCCTGCTGCAGCTCCATGCGGCGAAGGCGGTCGGACAGGCTCACGGCTTCACCTGCTTCTGTTCGCTGGTCGGGGCCAGCTTCTCGATCGCGCCAAGCTGGCTGTTGCACTGCTCCAGGCTGAGGACGTTGGCGTTGTAGGCTGACACCACGCTCTCGATGGTCCGCTGACTGGCCCGCTTCACCGGACAGCGAGAGGTCAGCGCCGCAGGCACGCCCACCATGCGCTCGACCGGGACATACACCACCTTGGGCAGGTCGGGCTTCTCGGCCTTGCTGCAGCTGCCGAACCCGCACAGTGGCAGGGCCGCCGCCAGGATCACAGCAACGGAATGGCGTCGCATAGGTTCTGCTCCAACTGCTGCCGGCATCCCGGCTGGGTCTTGGCCGCCTGCAGGGCCTGCTCGGCCTGGGTGGCGCGGCGCTGGCTCCGGGCTGCGGCTTCCTCGGCCAGCCGTGCGGCCTCCTTCGCTGCCTGCTGCTGGCGGGCGGATTCGTCGATGGCCAGCTGGGTCTGGCGGTTCACTTCCTTCAGCAGCTCGCCGCAGGCGTTGGCGGCGCGCAGGTTCTCGGCCGCTTCCTTGCGCGCTTCGTCACGCCTCTCGTTGGCCTTGGAGATGCTCGCCTCGGCCTTTGCAGCGGCCTTGTCCTCGCCGCGCTGGCAGCCCGCCACGAACAGGCCACCGGCCAGCAGTGCCCACAGGCCAACACGGATCAAGTCCGCATACGGGCGGATCGGGTCAGGGATCAGCACGGCGGTTTCCTCCGGGCCAGCACGCGGGCGATGACGCCGAGGGCGCCCAGGGCACGAATGGACCACTTCGCCGGGTTGGGCAGCTCGTCCATCCAGCCCATGGCCGCGATCGCGTCGTACACGTCCGGGAACAGGGTCACCAGGCCGAACACCCAGACCGAGGCCAGCTTCCAGGCCTTGCGCCAGTTGTCGATCAGCTGCAGCTTCACTTCAGCCCCCTGAGCTGCTTCAGCTCGCGGATGTCCTGCTTGTTCTGTTCGACCTGCACGGCCTGCTTGGCCAGCTCGAGCTTCAGGGCCGGCACGTCCGCCAGCTGGGTGTTGATGGTCTGCAGCTGCTGCTGGACCGTCGTCATCTGCTGGTTGGTTACCTGCTGCTGGGTCAGCACCGCCTGCATGGATCCCACCAGCCAGATGCCGCCGGCGATCATGAAACTGGCGAAGGCGCCCACGATCCAGCGCTCCACGGGCCCCAGCGAGATACGGGTGCGGCCGTCCTGGCTCGGCTGGGCTTCCATCGTCACGCCTTCACCGCCTCAACCGCCGCGCGGTAGCAGGCCGGCCAGCGGTTGATGTGCGGCTTGCCCGGGCGCCAGGCGTCCAGGTACTGCGCCCAGGCCACGGACACGTTGCCGATGGCTGGCAGGCGCTTCGGCAGGGTGTACAGCAGCAGCCGGGCGAAGCCGGCAGCCAGGATGTCGTCATGCTCCATCTGCGCATACACCGCGGCCGGCGTCGCAGTGACACCTCGGGCATTGCACAGCGCAGCAGCTGCAGCGCGGGTGGAGGGATGGTTCAGCACCCCGCGCACGCCGCCGCCCTGCTCGAACTGCCACAGGCCACGCGCCGGACCCTTCACCTGCCGGCGGTGGGCCATGCCGGATTCCTGCCCTGAGATGGCCACCAGCATCACACGGGCCTCCGGCGAGTCGTAGCGGGCGGCTCCCAGCAGTGCCAGGGCCGGAACGACCACGTGTTGCAGGCACTGCGCCGCGGTCATCGGCAGCGGTAGCTGTGACATGGGTGGGTCTCCGGCGATAGGGTGCCCGTCACCGCAGCCCGGCAGGCTCGGCGAGTTGGTCCGGTGAGGGCTGACGGGCATAGGTCGGGTCCCGGAAACGCAGAAGCCCCGACACGGGGCCGGGGCTTCAGGGACAATTCTTGACAGTTGCAGAATTCGACCATTTGGTGCCGCCACTGTCAAGCGGCAATCGCCCACCTCATTCCCCGGAGCAGGTCCAGCGCTCTGGCCAGTTCGTGTCGGTACTGCCGAACAGACAGGGCGGGCGGCTCGTCGTCCGGGGCCTCAATAGGCTCGATCCCCAACCTACGGGCCATTTCCTTCTCGAACTGCTCGCAAGCCATACGGGCCTTGATGCCCCTGCTCACCGCGCTGGTGAACTCGACCCGCAGGATGATCGCCCTCAGCGGGCTCTGCCTGTGCATGGCCGCAACTGCTCTGTCGATCCACCGCAGCTCATCGGGGATTCCCAGGTCGACGGCTATCTCCGGGTTGTCGTGAGGGTGATCGGCATCGTTTGTCGAGCGAACGGGATCAACAGCCCAAACCGGGAGCATGCCCATGCCAGGCACCCCGCTCCGCTCGGCCATGAAGCTGCGGCGCTCTGAGCCGTCCCTGCCCACCAAATCCCGCATCGCGTTCTCGGTGGTGCCGGGGGCCATGTCCCGAGCCTTGTCCAGGACGTGAAAGCTGCGGTCGGCCCGACTCAGCGCAAACCGGTTCACGTGCGCATTGCCCCAGAGTCGCAGCTCAGCGATCAGTGCATCTTCATTTCGCATCGCGCATCCCCTTCAGCACTTTCTCGTCAAATCGGAACACCGGCAGCAGGCCGTCGGTGTCGCAGCCGCCCTGCCGATCCGGCCGGCGCTGGCAGTGCGCCGGGCTGCTGCCGCGCTCGCGCATGGTGCAGACCGAGCAGACGCCATGCCGGCGCAGGTAGGCGTTGTATCGCTTCCGCGTGCGGGCCTCGGCTGTGGTCATGCGCCGCCCCTGATCAGGCTGTCGCCGTACAGGCCAATCAGCAGCGCATCAGCGCGGCCGTTGTCCTTCTTCCGCTGCAACTGCACTGCCGCGGCCGGGAAGCGCTGGATCGCAAGCACGCGGCCGGCATCCTTTCCCTTTCCAGACAGGTCGAAGCGCCGCTTCCACACCGACGGCTGCACCAGCACCAAGTGCAGGCCCAAGAGGCGCACGGTCGCCTTCAGCTGCCCGAAGCCCTCGGCCAGGTTGTGCCTGGCCACCGATCCCTCGATGGCCTTGCCCTCGCCGTTGCGCATCGGACGGGCGTGGATTCGTTCCAAAGCCACGGCGATCACCGCACCAGGATGGGCGTCCCGCTGCTGCCGCAGGAAGGTGGCCACCGCCCGGGCGTCCACCTCCCCGTCCATCACAGGCATGTCCACCATGGGTCCGGGCTCGCCGTCCAGCAGCGTCACGATGGCGCCGGTCAGGCCGGGGTCGATGCCGAAGGTCAGGCGGCTCGCCATGAGGTTTTCTCCTTGTGCTGCTCGATCAGGGTGTCCTGCAGGTCCAGCAGGTAGTCGTCGCTGCCGATCTCCTGACGGAAGCGGCGCGGCTCCCACGCGTAGCTCGGGCCGTAGCGGTCAGCGCATGCCGAATGGCTGAGGCCGGCCAGGGGCTCGCCGACGTGGTGCCAGGGGCACAGACCGATGGTGAAGTCGTGCCCTCGCCTCTTTTGGCCGTGCTTGCCGCCAACGAGCAGGTGGTGGACCTGGCAGGGCATGAAGCCGTGGCCCAGCGCGTCGCAGACGATGCAGCCGATGTCGGTGATAGCGTCCATCCGCTGCTGCTGGGCCACGGTCGGCTTGCCGGTAGAGCGGCCGCGCTTCATGCTTTGCCCTCCACCATGGACAGGCGATCACAATGGCCGAGCCACTCTACTGCTACCCATTCCAGATACTCTGCCAGCCGCTCAGCTGGTGGTCGTCGGCCGCATCTTGGGCTCAGGCCGTACTTTCTGCTCTCGCGATTTACTGGGCGGCTCGCATCGCGACGCAACAGCACCGCCGGGATCTCTTCCAGCGAGTTTCGGTAATCCAACAGTTGCTCACCGTCAGCTGCACTGTGTCCTCCGCCAACAGTTTTCACATCAAAAAGTGTGCTAGCGAAGGCGTACCTTTTGTTTCGGATGTCGAGTACTTCAACCAGTTGGTTAAGACGCTGAGGCAGGTGCCGCTGCAAGAGCTGCCCGATGCGCGTTTGACACACATAGTGGCTGGTGTCGCTCGAACTGCCGAGAAAGTCGGTGCGATATTCACTGATGTAGAGCTGCGCGGTCGGAGGGTGGTGCCGCCGACTCTTGAGCAAGCGAAGGACTGTTCCGACCACACGACGTTTATGTGGACATTTAACGCGCAAGCAGTCGCTGTGCAGATCGATTACGAACGCAAGCTCGTCGTATTTGGTTTGCCTGGATACTGGAAGTGGCTTCGCCGCAAGCGGAAGATCAGCAAAGCGCCGCTCGAACCCGAAATCAAGTTTCAGTAGCATCACGCAACCCTCCTGTTTTGCCCGGCCATGTTCCAGAACTCGGCGCGCACGTCGTCGAGCATCACGTGGGTGTAGCGCTGGCCAATGTGCTCAGTGATCCCATCAAACAGGACCTGGAATCGGTCCTGTTCCATTTCGTCGAAGGACAGACTTTCGGCCTGCTTGACCATCAGCCGGCCGACGCCGGGGACGTCGATCTCCATCTCCTCGCAGCAGGTGCCGGACTCCCGCTGTAGGCGCTTCACCGCGTCGTGGCTACCGAGCTGCTCCCAGCCCTCCACGTTGTCGACCATGAGCTGGCCGATCTTGTGCACCAGCCGGTGCTGCCAACCTTCGCGCGGCTGCTTCAGTTCAGCGCGGACCTCGCGGCCCACCTTGAACTTGCGCTCACGCATCAGGCGCTGGTCGACCTCATGCGCCGGCACAAGCGCCCCAACAAGCTCACCGGTGCCCGGATCGATCAGCTTGGTCACGACCATGTAGATCGGACGGCGCGCGCGCTTAGCGCGGATCTTCTTTGCTGCTGCGGTCATGGTCATGCGACCTCCCCCAGCTCGTCGGCTGCGCTGCGGTTGACGTAGGACGTCGACCCGCCGTGCCAGGTCACTGGCACCACACCGATGTTGCCGTGGCGGTTTTTCACCACGTTGATCTCGGCAGCGGTGCGCTCTGCCTGTGGGTTGGACAGGTCCCGCCACAGCATCATGATCTGGTCGGCTTCCTTCTCGATCTCCGAGCTGTCGGCCAGATGCTTCATCTGCGGCCGCTCTCCATCGGCTTCGCGGTTCACCTGGGCCAGCGCCACCACCGGGATCCGCAGATCGCGGGCAAGATTCTTCAGGCAACGGGTGATGCTGCCTACCTGCTGGTGCTTCGGCGCGCGCGACATCGATGCAATCTCGATGCGCTGCAGGTAGTCCACGTAGAGCGCGCGGATGCCCAGCTGGTGCTTCCAACGGCGGGCCTCGCGCACCACCTCGGTGATGTCCGGCGATGGCCGGTCGTGGATGCGCACCGGCAGCGCGCCGTACTGCTCGGCGGCGTGCAGCAGCGAGCCGACGTCGTCGTGGCGGAACTTGCCAGCGCGCAGCCGACCGACGTTGACACCCGACCCAGCGGCCAGCCAGCGCAGGCCCACCTGGTCGGCAGGCTGCTCGCCAGAGATCAGGCCCACCGGCCCGCCCCTGGCGCCAGCGGCAGTGGCGCCAAGCAGGAAGCCCGTCTTACCCATCGCCGGCCGCGCACCTACGATGATCAGGTCGCTGTCGTGGAAACCGCCCAGCGCCTCGTCCAGGTCGAAGATGCCGGTGGAAACGCCGATCAGCTTCCCGCCGTTGCGTTGCGCTTCCATGGCCTGAGCCACGGCGGCATCGAGCGCCGACTGCGAGGTGTGTTCGTAGCTGCGGTCCGCGGTATGCAGGGTCATCAGCCGTTGGATCGCAGCGTCGACCGCGTCCTCCTGCCGAGCCCGCGCGCCTTCCTGCAGCTCCCGCGCGATCGCCAAGGCCTCACGGTCACGCCAAGCTGCCAGCAAGATCGAGGACTGATAGGCCGGCTGGCTGCTGGGGTACAGGTCGCGGTCGACGCCGATCAGCAGCGCCAACTCGCTCAGGCGCGCGCTACCCATCCGGTCCGCCACGTCGGAGATCGTCACCGCGTCGACGGGCTTGCCGCCGGAATCCATGCTGCGGATCAGCTCCCACAGTTGGCCGTGTGCCTCGTTGCCGAAGTGGCACGACTGCAGCGGCATGTCGGCGATGCTGGACGGGCGGCACATGGCGGTGTGCAGCACTTGGCGCTCGACCTGGTGAATGGCGGAGCGGTGGTTGTCTTCTAGGGTCGTCATGCGCTGAGCCTCGGCAGTGCGCCCTTCTGCGGTGCAGGCGTTTCCGCTGCCCTTGTCGGCGCGGAGTTCTGAGCCCGCGACAGCCACCCGTTGATGAACTTCATAGCCCCGCTTCGGGTCTTGCGATTCTTCGGATTCGTCAGACACCACGCCTTCGCGTTCTTGACCTGCTGCAGGACGTTGATGCCTGGGTACAGGTCCTGGAATTCGTCCAGTTGCGCCTGCGTCAGGCCGAACTCGGAACCGTCGTTCAGCAAGAACCCGATGACCGGAGGTGCAGGAGGGTCTACCGGTTCCAGCGGCAGCTGGTCACCAGCCGGAGCCGGCTGGGCCGGCGCAGCGCAAGTGGTTTGGTTTGGGTTCTCTCTGGGTTGGGTTGGGTTGGGTTCTGTTTGGGTAACCGTTGTGGGAACCGTTTCAGCAACCGTTTCTGCAACGGTTTGGAGAACGGTTCGGTAGTCGTTACCCAAGTGCTTGACGTACTTCAGGATTGCTCCGGCCACGCGGGCCTTGGCCTCTCCCTTCGGAAGCGCCTCGAACTCCGCCATGCGCGCCGCCGCCACGTTGCCGTTGGCGACCTTGTTCCAGCGCAGGAATCCGGGTAGAAAAACAACCCCCTCGAAACGGTATGCGAAACCGTTTCGAGACAGTTCGGCAAACCCTTCCGAAACCCTTTCCAGAGACCACCCGAGGTCGGCCATCACGTAGCCATCCGGGCAGCGGTAGCAACCCAGCCCGTTCGAATGGGGGCCGGTCATCAGGTAGGCGGCCAGCAGCTTGCCGGCGTCAGTCCACTCTTGGGCATCCTGGCTCTGCCAAAACGCGCACTGGATCTGTCCGTACTCACGCATGGGACACCCCCATACGCTTCTCCATGGAACGCACCTGCTCGGTAGAACGGGCTAGCACGGCCGCCTTGAACTCGGAATGGAGGCGGATAGCCTCTTCCCTCTCCCCAGCAACCATCGCCACTCGCATAAGGGCGGCGAGCATCTGGATGCGCTCTTCGCGGGCCTGGTCGAAGTTGGTGGTCATGCCCCTACTCCACGCTGGCCGGTCACAGCCCGCAGGCGTGCCAGCAGGTTGATCATGGCCTCCACCTGCGCAGTGCCGGCGCTGCTGATGGCCTTCATCTCGTTCTCGCTGATCAGGCCGTCAGACAGCGCCTCCTGCAGCGCCTGCGCGAACGCGCCTTGCTTGGCAGCGTTCTCCAGCATCGCGCCCATAACCGACGCCATGCCGTCCGCCTGCATCTTCTGGAGGGTGTAGCCGTGCTCAGCGGCCATCGCATGCAGGATGCGGTCGTCACCGGTCACGCCCATGATCTCGCTGGCTTCGGCCAGGGTCAGGTGATGCGTGTTGTTGTTCGGGTTGACCTTGTTGCGCAGCACCGCGGCGGACATGCCGATGCGGACGGCCAGCGCTTCACTACCACCGGGGTAGTCCTTCACGGTCTTGTGTGCGGCGTCTGTGATGTTCATGGGCGGTCTCGGTGAACGTGGTTTGCGTTACAACGCCGGCGCAAGATGCGCGGCATGGAGAAGCGAGCGAAAAAGGAAGCGAGGCTGCTGTGGGCACCGAATGTGGTCAGGCTGGTGCACAAGGAGGGGAGGTCGTACGCGATCAGGATGGTCAAAGGTCGGGATGTGGTGCGATGCCTGCGCCAGCCCCGCCGAGCGCCAGGGATGGCGCTGGGCGCGGTGCTCCCCTTCCCTGCCAAGAGGGCCGTCCGTTGACGCCTCCCCTGCTCTCGGTACGGTCGAGGTTCAACACCCACCCAACCGATCAAGGAACTACCCATGTACGAGATCAAGAAGCTGGAACTGCGCCTGCGGCACACCGAGGCGAGGACCGAAGCCCTAGAGGAAATGCTGGTGATCGTGAGCAAGGGACTCATCCCCGGATCCCCCGCAGCCGCCGCGGTCCAGGCGCAACTGCGAGACGCAGCTGCATACGCAGGCCCGTCCGTAGCGAAGAAGGAACTGGCCTCCCTCGCCCGAGCCGTGGGCAACCTGCAGTAGCTACTCCGACGGCCATCTCAGGCTGCGGCTCCGGCGGGTTTAGCGCCGGTTGCATAGAGGTGATGGAGCTGGACGGCAGCCATGCCGCCCGGCTCTTTAGTCCTGCCCTGTTTGATGTCGCTCACGGTCTGAGGCGATTTGCCGATGGCACGGCCAATTTCGGTCAGGGACCAGCCGCGCTGTTCGAGCGCTTTGATTCGGTCTGCCCAGGTGATTTCCATGTGCGCGTTCCTGTTGGGTCGCTCAAGACTATGGGATGCCATAGCTTCATGTCAACGGCATCCCATAATGGGTTTCCGTAATGCTCGCAGTCATGAACACGATTGGTGAACGAATTAAGGAAGCTCGCCGGATACGTGGCCTGTCTCGGCCTCAATTGGCTGAGGCAGCCAAGATCAAGTACCCGACGCTTGCCGGCATTGAGAACAACGACCAGGCGGGTACAACCCAGCTACCTCAGATTGCAGAGGCTCTCAGGGTCTCCGCCAAGTGGCTTCAGACCGGAAAGGGGGCGATGGAGGTCGCCGAAGCTGGACCTGATGACTCTGACTACACTGACGTCACCGGTTACTCCCAGGCGGTGGGACTTGGTGCGGCAGGTGCCGAAGCTGAAGAGTATGCGGAGACCCACAGCCTTAAGTTCAAGAAGACCAGCCTGAGGCGCAGGGGCATCTATGGACGCAATCTGGCTGTCTACTACGGCAAGGGCGATTCGATGGAACCGACCATCGAGGACGGAGACGCGATCTTGTTTGACACCTCAGATACAAGGGTGGTGGACGGAGCGCTCTACCTTGTGCAGGTTCACGGCGCCGCCAACCCTGAGTACTACGTCAAGCGCGCTATGGTGCTGGAAGCAGGTGTCTACTTTGCGAGCGACAACCCTCGAGGTGACCATAACTGGCAAAAGCCGAGGCCGATGGATTCAAAGAGGGAGCCAATCACCGTAGTTGGTCGTGTTCATTGGATAGGTGGTTGGGCTGACTGAACCCTTGTTCATTACTTAAGGAAGACTTTATGGCACTGGTCGTTTGCCGAGAGTGCGGTGGAAAGGTTAGCGATGCCGCACCCGCTTGCCCTCATTGCGGGTTCCCGCAGACTTCACTTGATTCCCCATCTATCCCCAGCTACCAATCGCCAGCAGAAGTGAAGGGCAAATCGGTTCGCAGCGGCTGCTTGGCAGCTGTGCTTGTAGTCGTCGGCCTTGTGATTGTGCTGCTGGTGCTATCTAACCTGCCAAGAGGCCACGGAGGTAAGGCAAGCACCGACGGAGATTCAACGAGCCGCGCGCTGAAGAGCGAGCAGGAGAACCTGCTCCGAGACGTGAAAGACCCATCGATACCTCTCGCCACTAGGGCGGTCCGTGCTGAATACTTGATCGAAAAGTACCCTGCCACTACGGAGGCAGCGGAGGCTAAGCAGCTCATTGAGCAGATACGGGCTCAGCAGGAAACGGCTAACCAAGAAGCAGCCAAGCTTGCCGCTGAAAGCATAGGAAAGCAGTGGTCGTATTCGACCTTCAAGGACGATATGACTAGCAAGACTGGATACTCTGCATCGGTTACCAGCACGAACAGCTTTGAGTTTGAGTTCCCCTACCAAGGGAAGCAGCATGCACGGCTGACGTTGAGGAAACATCCTCGCTGGGGAAACGACATCCTGTTCTCGGTAGAGAAGGGCCAGATCCTGTGCCATTCCTATGGCGATTGCTCCGTTCGCGTGAGATTCGACGACGGCCCTGCCATGACACTGACCGGAACTGATCCTGCAGACAACAGCTCAGAGACCGTCTTCATCCCGGGCTTCCAAAGGTTCTCATCGCAGCTGGCCAAGGCAAAAACGGTAAGGATCGAGGTGAACGTCTTCCACCAGGGCGCACTCACGGCGACCTTCGACGTGTCGGGATTTGACCCAAAGCGGCTCAGTTCCACCCAATAGCGCTCAAGCAGCAGATCGGATAGCTCTCAACCCCGCCAAGGCGGGGTTTTCTATGCCCGTGGAAGAATTTTATGGGATACCATTGACACCGACCTATGGAATGCCATAGTTTAGCTCCGTCGGCCCACCCGGGCCATCCAGACGGGGCACCCATGGCAATCCGCACCGCAAGCGACCTGGCCCGCAATGCCCAGCGCAGCTGGGACGACCAGGAAGATCCGCGCCTTGAGCAGGAACACCGCGCCGAGCAGGCAGCGGACCTGGCCAAGGCCTACCGCACCGACCCGGCGAAGCTCCGCGAGGCCGAGGAACAGACGGCCGGCACCTTCAGCGGTACCCACTACACCGAGGTGTCGCTGGCGCTGCACCGGCTTCACCACACGGACCCGGCCGACCTGATGGGCTCGGCCGCCCTGCAGGACCTGTACCGGCTGGCCCGGGATGAGGCTGCGGCGATCGACGCGCAGCTGCTGGAACTGGCGCTGCAGCAGGTGGCGGCATGAACATGGATGACGTCCACGACTTCTGCGAAGCGCAGCGTGCCAACGGCGTTGGCTATGCGGCTTGCAACAAGTGCCCTATCCATGCGGCGTGCACCAGTGGCACCGGCTACCTGACCCAGGCTTCGCTGGACGCATGGCAGGAGCGCTGCGTGGCTGCACTGGAAAAGGCGGTGGCCGCATGACCGCCGCCGAACGCGAGCAGCGCCACCACGTAGTGGCCACTGTCGTCGCCAATGCCCTGGCGTTCTGCCTGGGCGTGCTGGCCGCTGTGCTGGCGCAGGCGGTGCTGTCGTGAGCCGCCGCCTCCGCATCGCCTGGGCCGCCGTCGCGCTGTTCGCCGCCGTCGTAGTGCCGCTGCGCATCGCCGAGATCCACCAGGCCCATACCGACCGAGACGCTGCCAAAGCCCGATGGGCTGCAACCAGCAGCGTGCGCGGCTGACCATCCCCGCCGGCGCGGCCGGCTCCTACGAGAGGCACCACCGATGTTCCAACTCGATCAACACGATGCGGTGTTCTCGCATCTGAACCTGCGGAAGGAAAAGCACGGCGACGAAGACGCGGCCGCTGCTGACCTGAAGTTCTCGCTGAACGCTCCGAACACGATCCTCAACACCATCGACCCGGCCATCCTGCCGGCGTTCTGGAAGAAGGCCGACAAGGGCCAGCAGCAGAACCTGCCGATGGAGGGCAGCACAGACCTCGTGGCGCTGAATCTGCCGCTGCTCGGCGAGCAGGACATCACCGGCAAGTTCGAAGGCTACGAGCTGTCGATCGGCTCCCTGATGGACCACATCGAAGCGGTGTTCTTCGCCGACGCCAAGGTGAAAAAGATCACCTGGAAGCCGCTCGAAGGCGGCAGCGTGGCCATGGGCTTCACCGTCTCGGTGCTGCTGGACGAGGACGAAGACGCCGAGCTGATCTCTGCATGGCGCCGCGGGGAGGTGCGACTGACCCTCACCCCGCCGAGCGCCGCCGCGCAGCAGGCCGACCTGGCCGCGTAACGGAATTCCCCCGCCCTCACGGGCCCCGCGCCGGCCGGGATTCCACGACGCCGGCACCTTTCCCCGAGAACAAGGAATTGCCATGTCAGCACCCACTTTCCAGATTCCACAGGACGTCATCCAGCCGATCATCCAGGCCAACATCACGGCCGCCATTGCGCAGGCCCTGGGCGGCAGTGCAAACGTTCTGGAAAAGGCGATCAGCACGATCCTCTCAACACAGGTGGACGGCGAAGGAAGGCCGAGCAACTACCACCACTCATCCCATAAGACCTGGCTTGACTGGGCCATCGGGGACGCCATTCGCAAAGCCGCGCGCGCAGCTATCGAGGAGCAGATCGGCACGCTGCAGGCGGCGCTCAAGGAGCAGATGGTTGCCCAGCTCACGAAGAAGAACTCGCCTCTGATCAAGCAGATCGCGGAGGGCCTGGCAGCAGGCGCATTCAGCCCCGAGGCAATCAAGTGGCGCCTGACGATCAGTCCCGAAAGCCGCGACTGATCTACGCCACGCCCCCGCTCGCCCCGCAGCGGCTCCGAGAGCTGGGCACCTATTCCTCACAAACACGCCAACGGGAGTTCTAACCATGGCACTGCGCATCATCCGCTCCACCGACCCGATCACGGTCACCCGCCTGAACGTCTGCATCTACGCTGCGCCCGGCCTGGGCAAGACGTCCATTTCATTCACCGCCGACAAGCCGCTGCTGCTGGACTTCGACCGCGGCGCGCACCGCTCGGCCAACCGCAAGGACACGGTGCAGGTGGAGCGCTGGGAAGACGTGGCGCACATCACCGCCGACGACCTGGCCGACTTCAACACGGTGGTGGTCGACACTGCCGGCCGCGCGCTCGACACGCTGACGCCGGACATCATCCGCCGCAATCCTAAGATGGGCCGGGGCGGTTCGCTGACGCTGCAGGGCTTCGGCCAGCTGAAGGCCGAGTTCGTGGCATGGCTGAAGCACCTCAACAGCCTGGGCAAGGACGTGGTGCTGATCGCCCACATGGACGAGCAGCGCAACGGCGACGAGATCATTGAGCGTCTGGACGTCCAGGGTGGCAGCAAGGGCGAGATCTACAAGGCGGCGGATGCCATGGGCCGGCTGTCGATCCGCGACGGCAAGCGCATGCTCAACTTCAGCCCAACCGATGCGTCGTTCGGCAAGAACCCGGGCCAGCTGGAGCCGCTGGAAGTTCCGCACCCGGAGCGTGACCCGCAGTTCCTGGCTCGCGTGATCCAGCAGATCAAAGACCGGCTCAACGCCATGACCGAGGAACAGCGCGAGGCTCAGGCTGCACTGGAGAAGTGGCGCGACCGTACCACCGCTGCCGGGGACGTTGCCGCGATCAATGCGCTGCTGCCGGAGGCAAAGGGCGGCTCGCAGGCCATGAAGGTGCTGCTGAACGACCGTGCCGCCGCGCTCGGCCTGACCTTCGACAGCAAGGCCGGCCAGTACGCCGCGCCGAAGGCAGCCTGACCGTGCTGGCCCGCGTTTCCAACATCGAGGCGTTCCGGAAGTGGCGGGACGCCGACGACCAGCCGGTGGCAGACCTGGTGCGCTACATCACCGTGGATCGGCCCACCAAGGCGATGCTGGCCGGCACCGCGTTCCACGATGCTCTGGAACACGCGGTGCCGGGCGACTACGAAGTGCTGCAGGCGATGGACCACACGTTCCACCTGCCCGACTGCGAGCTGGTTCTGCCGACGATCCGCGAGGTTCGCGCCTATGGCGAGTATGGCGGTCTGACCGTGACCGGCAAGGTGGATTGCCTCGACGGCAAGCGCGTCGACGACCACAAGACCACCAGCCGGTTCGATGCCGAGCGCTATCTGGCCGGCTACCAATGGCGGTACTACCTGGACCTGTTCGGCGCAGACGTCTTCCGGTGGAACGTGTTCGAGCTGAAGGAGGTAGGCGAGCTGGAGTACCGCGTCTCGCCGCCGCAGCTGCTGGAAGTGACCCGCTACCCCGGCCTGCACGACGACTGCATGCAGCTGGCGCTGGACTACCTGGCCTTTGCGGAGGAACACCTGCCGGCCAACTACCGCGCCGAGGTGGCGGCATGAGGGGCCTCAACTACAAGTTCAACCACATCGGCACCGTGCGCGGCGGCAAGGCCAAGGCTGCACTGTTCGCCCGGGTGGTGGATGGCAAGAGTTACACCATGCGCCAGATCGCCGACGAGCTGGGCGTGTCCAAGACCACCGCCGACAAGCGCGTGCGTCGCGGCCCCTACCCGCTCACCTGGGCGAACCTCAGCAAGCCGCGCCTGGAGCAGCCATGAAGACCTGCACGAAGTGCGCGGCCCGGCTGCCGCTGCGGTTCTTCCCCCTGATCAACGGCAAGGCCACCGCCGCGTGCGCGCCCTGTCGGAACACCGAGCGGAGGCTGTGCGACCCGCTGAAACCCCTGCGCCGCGATCCGCTGCAGATCGAACTGAACAACCTCACCAACCTGTGGCACGGGCCAGTGCGCCGCGTGCCACTTCGGAGCCACGCATGAGCGCTGTTCGACGTCCCTGCCCGGTATGCAACTGCGAGGCCAAGCTGGTAACCGGCCGCGAGGTCTACCCGCACCGGCCCGACCTGTACGGAAAGAAGTTCTGGGCATGCCTGCCGCACGGCGCGTGGGTTGGATGCCACCCAGGCAGCGACCGCCGCATGGGGCGGCTCGCCACTGCAGAAACCCGTCGCCTGAAGATGGCTGCGCACGCTGCGTTCGATCCGATCTGGAAGACCGGGCGCATGAAGCGCACCAAGGCCTACGCATGGCTGCGCGAGCAAATCGGGCTGTCTGAGCGTGAGTGCCACATGGGTTGGATGAGCGACAGCGACCTGCGCCGAGTCATCGAAATCTGCGAAGCGGAGGCCCCATGACCAGCATCCACGTACAGCCGACCTTCGACCTGGCCACGCAGGCCGAGAAGGACCGCCAGCGGGCCGAGATCGCCGACGACGTAGCTCGCTGGCAGGCAGCCGGCGGCAAGGTCCAGAAGCTCGGCAACAGCCCCATCGACCGATCCACCATCAGCCGCCGCCAGGTGGTCGAGGGTGGCCACGACAGCCGCACGAAGAAGGGAGCCCGCGCATGAGCAGCAACAACAAGACCCTGGCGGACGTGCAGCCCGGTGGGAGGGTGAGGCTGGGGGATCAGGCCGAGCGTGCGCGGTTTGAGGCGTGGTTGGATTACCACCCCCTTGTGGCATGCAGCGCCGGGATGGCGTGGCAAGTCTGGCAAGCAGCCCTCTCCGCCCAGCCCTCCCCGGGTGGTCAGGATGCGCTGGCATCGCTTCCGCTGTACCGACTGGCCGATGACGCGAACGGCAACCGTGGCCTGCATCGTGACGACACCGGCAGCTGGGTGAAGCTGCAAGACGTTGAGCGCGCTATCGCCGCCCGCCAGCCGGTGGGGGAGCATGGCGAAGGCGACGAGTTCCTAGCCGGAGTCTGCTTGGCGCTTCAATGCGTCACTGCACAGGATAGTGGTGTGCTTTGGGCGGAGATCGTGCGGGCAGTTGGGGTTGACGACCTCTTGCAGTACGCCACCTTCACCGAGCCAGCGGAATGGGATCTGGCCGGATTCAGCACGTACGCCTCGACCGAGCTGAATCGACGGAGGCCCCGGAGCAAGGCTGCGAAGCAAGCCAAGCGCCCGCGCCCGCAGGCTGTTGAGGCGGCCGAAGCGTACCGGCCCGCGCAGGCCGTGGACCTGGGGCGGATGCCGCACGGTATCCGCCTGGTCGAGATCCCACGTCGCAATGGGCTCGATCCGATCAACGTATTCGTGCAGGACTACGAGCTGGGGCGTGGTCGCATCGTGGTGACCTGCTACGGGCAGGCATGGTGCGGGTTCTGGGGCGCTATGGGCGACCGCACGGTGATGCAGTTCGTTGCCGCGTGCGATGCCGACTATGTGGCCGGCAACATGCTCAGTGGCCGGCACGAGCACGTGAAAAAGCATGAGCGCGCCTACGTGGAGCGCATCGCCACCGAGGTGATCGCCGAGTTCCGCGCCCTGATCGACAGCCAGGCGGTGGGCAAATGAGCCGCGTCCCTGTCGTCTACCGCACCATGCGCTGCTCGATCCCCGAGGGTGGCGAGGTAGTGCTGCACGTGCCCGAGCATATCGGCGTCGAGTCGCTGGACATGGCGGCCGAGTGCATCGCCATACAGATGCGCGGCTTCAAGCGCCTTTCCGAGATGGCCGAAGTGGAGGCGCAACAGGGAGACCGAACCCATGGCTGACCAGCTGCTCACCGCTGCAATGGTCCACGTGTTCGCCCTGGCCGGGTTCGTTGCAGGCAGCGCCACCCTGTGGGCGATCAGCCGCGTATGCCGCGCCGCGCGAAATGGGCTGCGCTGGTGCTGGCGGAGGTTCGCTCATGGGTGAGGCAATCGACCACCGCGAGGTCTGCCGGCAGCTGGCCAGCATGTCCGGCGTCGAGCTCGACTCGATCGCTCCCCAGGATGCTCGACTGTGGGAGGCCCGCGGCCAGGCGCTTCAGGCGCTCGCTGCCGGCGACATGGACGCCGCGCTGCGCACCATGGGCATGGTGTCCTCGCGGATCATGGACCGAGACGAAGCATGGGAGATCGCATCGAACGCGGTAGCCGTCCGGATCGCCGCCGGCTGGACCCGCGACATGCTGGACAGCAGCACCGAGGCCGGCCGCGCGCCGTGTGGTCGCGGCTACTACCTGTTCTGCTCCGGGGCCATCGCGGTCTGCTACTTCCCGATGGTCTGCATCACCGACATGAACGGTCGCGGCTACCACTTCCATATCGCCCAGGACCTGCTCAACGAGCGAGATCCCAGCCCTTACGCAATCCGACGTCCAGCCGTCCCGCAGCAGTTGGAGATGTTCCGATGATCGCCGCTGGCTTCCCGCTCGCCCGGCACAGGTTGCTGATCTTCATGCGGCAGCACCTGGCACTCGCGCGGCGCGTACGCTTGTATGGCCCAGGCAATGGCGGCCTGATGGATCCGCCGTTCTGGCACTGCATGGACCTGGCCGCCGCGAATCGCGCGCGCCTGCTGCATCTGATCGCCGTTGAACGATCAGCAGTGCCCGCCCCATCTCCGGCGCTGCCGGCCCAACTGGACCTGTTCGCATGAACACCGCCACCGAGCAGCTGCGCGCTGCGCTGGCCACGAACTGAAGGAGGACAACATGGCCGACAGCCCCTACCTGTCCCGTGACGATATCAAGGCGCTGTGCCGCACACCGCGGCGCAAGGGCCAAGCTGAGTTCCTGCGCAACAACGGGATCCGGCACTATCTGGACGCCCACGGGTGGCCAGTGGTGCTGTGGTCCGCGATCGAGGGCAAGCCGGAGCCGAAGACGCCGCCGGCGACCGATTGGAAACCGAACAAGGCCGCATGATGGGAAGGAAGCCGACAAAGCCGGGGGCGATCCCCCGGTTCCGCAAGCGCAAGCAGAAATCCGGCGTGGTGCACTACTACTACGACCACGGCGGCAAGCCGCGCAAGGAAACTGCGCTGGGCAGCGATTACGGCCTGGCCATCCAGAAGTGGGCCGAGTTCGAGCGCGCGGCGGCGATCCCGACCGATGCGAAGCTGACGTTCCGACAGGCCGCCGAGCGCTACCGCGTCGAGGTGATCCCGACGAAATCTTCGGGAACGCAGCGGAACAACAACCGCGAGCTCGATTCGCTAATCCAGTTCTTCGACGACCCGCCGGGCCCGCTCGACGCGATCCGCCCGACGCACGTTTTCAACTACCTGCAATGGCGCCGCAGTGCGCCGGTGGCTGCAAACCGTGAAAAGTCGCTGCTCTCCCACCTGTGGAACTGGTGCCGGCAGAAGGGCTACACGGACCTGCCGAACCCGTGCGCAGGCGTGAACCGATACCGGGAAGACGGCCGCGACGTGTACGTGGAAGACGACATTCTGCAGCGTGTGTACGACGCCGCCGACCAGGTGCTGAAAGACGCGATTGACCTTGCCTACCTCACCGGCCAGCGGCCGACCGACATGCGCGAGCTGGACCGCCGCAACATCAAGGACGGGACGCTGGTGCTGCGGCAGGGCAAGACAAAGACGCCCGTGCGCATCGCGATCACCGGCGAGCTGAAGGTGTTGATCGATCGCCTGCTGTCGCTGAAGCGCCCGGATGACGCACCGATCAGCACGCGCCTGCTGCTGGGCGAGGACTGGCTGCCGATCGGGAAGCATGCGCTGCGCTATCGATTCGACAAAGCACGCGAGCGGGCCGGCATCCCGAAGAAGGAATTCCAGTTCCGCGACCTGCGCGCGAAGGCGGGCACGGACAAGGCCGATTCGGCCGGCGACATTCGCCAGGCGCAGCAGCAGCTGGGCCACAAGTCGGTGACCACAACCGAGATCTATGTGCGAAAGCGCCGCGGTGCGTTGACCAGCCCAACGAAGTGACCAAGGACCCCCATGATCTACCTCGATCGAGACGACGTTCGCTCACTCACCGCCGACGATCTGCTTGAAGGTCGATGGCTCACTGCAGAGGGATGCGCAATCTATCTTGGTCTGTTCCCGCACAAGGGGGCGGCCATAGTTCGTCGCAAGACGTTCCCTGCCCCTGGATCGACTGACAGCGACGATCAGCAGCTGTGGGATATAGCAGCGGTCTCAGACTGGGCGGCACATCATGTGAGGCAGGAAGCAAAGTCGCAGGCAACGTGCCTATACCGTCACTTCAATGTGGACGGCGACCTGCTGTATGTCGGGATCTCCATATCGATCATGCAGCGGACGCGAACCCATGGCTATGCCGCCGCGTGGTTCCGGGACGTCAGCAGGATCACCGTTGAATGGCACCCCACCCGCGCCGAAGCTGAGAAGGCTGAGCGGGTGGCAATTCGGCAAGAGAAGCCGAGGTTCAATAAGGCCCACACCAAGTGATCGGACCCCGGTTGCGGAGCGGTCGATATTTTGCGGAGCGAGGGGGAAGGGCCGAAACCCTTGGTGCATATGGTGGGCCGTGAAGGATTCGAACCTTCGACCAAAAGATTAAAAGTCTTCTGCTCTACCGACTGAGCTAACGGCCCATTGCATTGCCCCAGCCTTTCGGCGGGGTGGGCATTCTACCCTACTTTGAGGGGCCGCGCGAAGCCTGGGGGGGCCGCGGTCGCCGGCCAGGGGCCGGCACGCTCCGTCCGGCCTGCCCGTGCTGGATCCACACAGCGTCCACCGCATCCCAGCTCGCCGCCGACAGCATCGCCTGGCTCTGCCCCGTCGGTTGTGCGGTTCGTGCCGGGCGCATCAGCGCGATGCGAGACCGGGATCCGCACGCGCTTCATCGCCGAGATGGACGGCGATGCCCTGGATAACTGGCTGTACAACAGCGCCCGCAACCCTTTCGGGGTGAGTGATGTGGGCTATTACGCCGGGTATCGCATCGCGCAGGAGTACATGCAGCAGCAGGCGGATGAGAAGGCGGCGATCGCGCGGATGATCGAGTTGGACTACGCCGATGCGGGGGCGGTGCGGGCGTTTATTGAAGCGTCGGGGTGGTTGCGGCAGCGGTAACGCTGGGCTGTGCCCGGCGGGTCAGGGAGTGCGAATCAACGGTTCGCACCCACCGAGGGAGCGGTTCGCATCCACCATCCGGGATTTCACATGCATCGGGGAAGCCGGCCAGCGGCCGGCACTACCAGAGGCGGTCAGGCGTACAGCGTCGGGTCGGCCACGCCGGCTTCGGCGAAGCCCTGCGCGCGCAGGCGGCAGGCGTCACAGTGGCCGCAGGCGGCGCCGTTGGCGTCGGCGTTGTAGCAGGAAACGGTCAGGCCGAAGTCCACGCCCAGGCGCACGCCTTCGCTGACGATCTGGCCCTTGCTGAGGAACTGCAGCGGTGCGTGCACCTTGATGCCCGCGCCTTCGACGCCCGACTTGGTGGCCAGGTTGGCCAGTGCCTGGAACGCGGCCACGAACTCGGGGCGACAGTCCGGGTAGCCGGAGTAGTCCACGGCGTTGACGCCGCAGAAGATGTCGTTGGCGCCGAGCACTTCGGCCCAGCCCAGGGCCAGCGACAGCATGATGGTGTTGCGCGCCGGCACGTAGGTGACCGGGATGCCGGCACCACCGGCCTCGGGCACGTCGATGTCGTCGGTCAGCGCCGAGCCGCCGATGCTGCGCAGGTCCACGTCCACGGTCTTGTGCGCGACCACGCCCTGCGCCTTGGCCACGCGCGCGGCGGCATCCAGTTCGGAGGTGTGGCGCTGGCCATAGCGCACGCTCAGGGCATGCACGGCGAAGCCCTGTTCCTGGGCCATGGCGATGACGGCGGCTGAATCCATGCCGCCGGAGAGAAGCACGACTGCCTTCTTCAT